GTCAGTTAGTGAACCTGTAGACATAACTTGTACATTACGTTATGACTACGCAGTATTACAATTCTAATATGAACTTTATAAGAGAAATGCTTTCAAGTGATGCGAAGATATCGTCTAAACGGGCGATAGGTTTCGCATCATTTGTTATGCTTGTAGCGAGTTGGGTAGCAAATACATTTTGGCAGTTCGAGATTAAAGAGATGATTCTTGAAAACTTTATGTATATTACTATAGTTGGCTTAGGCGTAACAGCAGCAGAAAAATTTAGTCGAAATAAATAGTTTTAATTCTTAACTTAATTAAGAGGTAATTGTTATGAGTAAATTTCCTACTGAGGTAATAGATTTACCTTCAAAAGGATTAGTGTATCCAAAAGAACATCCACTATCGAGTGGACAAGTTGAAATCAAATATATGACAGCAAAAGAAGAAGATATTCTTACTTCTCCTAACCTTATCGAAAAAGGTATTGTATTAGATAAACTTTTAGAAAGTATTATTGTTACAGAAGGAGTCAAGTTAGAAGATTTTGTTATTGGTGATAAAAATACTCTATTAGTATCAGCACGTATACTTGGGTATGGTAAAGATTATCCTATTATGGTTGCAGATGAAGAAGTAAGTGTTGATTTAACTTCTTTAAAAGAAATTTGGTTAGATGAAAAAAATCTTGTTGAAAAACATAAGAATGAGTTTAAGTACACTACACCTGTTGGTAAAAATAAAATAGTATTTTCTATATTAGATGGTCATATGGAAAAACAACTTGAAGACTTGAATAAAGCATATGAAAAAGCAGGTCAATCAAGAGAGTTAACAAATCGATACAAATTGATTATCAAATCAGTAGATGGAAAATCAGAAACAAAAGATATAGATGACTTTGTAGATAATAAGTTTATGGCAAGAGACTCTGTAGCTTTTAGAGACTATATTTCTGAAATTAATCCTGACATTGATTTCACAGCAAAAGTTAAATTATCAGATGGTTTTGAGCAGGAGGTAACGGTCCCAATGACCGTTCGATTTTTTTGGCCTAACGCCACAATATAGAGAAAGCGTCTACGAACAAATATTCCAATTAGGCTATTACAGCCAAGGTTTTCATAGTTTTGATGAATTATATAATATGCCCTTAGGTATGAGAGAGTGGTATTATAGAAGATTAGTAAAAGCTAAAAAAGAAGAAAACGAAAGAATGAAAAAAGCATCAAGTAAGTACACACGTGCCAAGTAAAAAAAATCAAGCAACTTCAAATTACTTATCAGCATCTTTATCATTTGAAGATGATAGAATAACTTACATAAATACTGAAGGCAAATTAATTAATGTTATGATGAAATGGGAAGACCCTATAATGTCTGCTTCAGCCGCATATGTTTGTGAGAACGGAGGAGACATTTTAGAGTTTGGTTTTGGAATGGGTATAAGTGCTGATTACATACAATCACACGATATTTCATCTCACACTATTTGTGAAATACATCCTCAGATTATTGAAAAAGCAAATGAATGGGCCAAAGACAAACATAATGTAACAATCGTTGAAGGTAGTTGGTATAGTAATTTAGATAAGTTAGAAACATATGATGGTATATGGTGGGATGCAGGATTCACATCTGATACACAACATTTTAGTTCATCATTATCACAACTAACAAGAGAAGGAACTCGTGTTACTTGGTGGAATGGTCATATAACAGAAAAAAACAAATTTCCATTTTTCCCTCAAGATTATTCTTTTCAAAAAGTTACAGGAATTGAACCTGTGAGTAATGATTATTTTGACGAAAAAATTTCAATTTATTATATGCCTAAAAAAGAATTTTAAGGTAACTTGATATTTATATACGAGTCTTAACGGAGAATCTCTATGAAAAATCAACTTAAAGAAGGGTTTATTGATAAACTTTTTAGTATGATAGCTAAAGGTCGAATTGACTCTAAAGTTAAAAAAATGATGAAAGACGACCCTACGTTAGCTAAGTCTATTAAGAAATCAAATGACGCAAATAAAGAATTACAAGATTATCTAAGAAAAAAATATCCTGACGCTGGAATCTAATGGCACTAAGTAAAGCACAAAAAGCCTCGCTTGAAGCAAAACGAGAAGAAGCTCGATTAGACGAGAAACGGCAAAAAGCGAATGAAAATTATCTTGATTATCTAAAAGCAAAAGAAGCAGGTGAAACAAGAAGTTATCGTCAATATCGTGCGCATCAAAGATACGTAGAAAAACGTGATGCTGACCAAAAGAAAGCTGAAGAAGAAAGAATAGCATTATCAAAGAAACGAATAGATGTTTCTAAGAAAGGACAAAATTTAGCTAAATCTGCGAATAAGCTAGCTAATTCTTCAAAATCTACTTTATTAGAAATGCTTGGTATAAAAGCAAAAGATTTATCACTTGTAAAAGCCGCAGCTGCGGCACGTAAAGCCGGACAATACGAAGAAGCGGAAGGTTTTAATGCTATGGAAGCACTTCGACAAGAAGCTATATCTCAGTTAGAAGAAGGGACTTTTGTTCAAGAAGAATTTAATAGTAAAGTAGATGAGTTAAAAGACAAATATAAAGATTTAATACCTGAAGACCAATTTGAAAACTTTAAAGATAGTTTTGAAAGTGCAGGTAAAAATGCGGAGGGTATTGCAAATGCTCTAAACGCTAATATACCATTTCTTGATAAGGTAGATGATTTAAAACAAAAAGCCGAAGACTTTACTGCTATACTTACGAGTGGACCTGCTATAGCTTTAGCCGCAGTAGGTTTATTAGTAAAAGCAGTAACAGACTTTGTTATGCAGGCAAAAGAAGCTCGTCAAGAATTAGGTATTACGGCAGGTAGTGCTTTAGCACTTTCAGCGGATATGGAAGCAGCATCAAAAGCAGGAGCCGCATTTGGTGGGGATGCTGAAAAAGCATCTGCTTCAGTAAGAGCTTTAGCCGAGTCTATGGGAAGAGTTCCTCAGTTATCTACAACGAGCGCAGCACAATTTGGTGTGATAGCAAGTCTTTCAGGAGCATCAGCAGAATCATTAGCTACAATCGTAGAATTACAAGCATTATCACAAGGTATATCAGCTGACAAGGCTATTGATGATTTAGCATCTTTAGAAGCATTAGCAGAATCAGAAGGAGTCTTAAAAAGTCAAGTATTTGATGATGTTGCTAACGCCGCAAAAGACCAAGCTTTATTCTTTGGTAAGAGTGCAGAAGAAATAGGTAAAGCAGCGGTTGAAATGAGAAAACTTGGTATTGAAGCGAGTGCATTAAATTCGTTAGCAGAATCACTTTTAGATTTAGAATCATCAATATCTTCAGAATTTGAATTACAATTATTATTTGGTAAAAATATAAATTTAAATAAAGCAAGAGAAGCGGCATTTAACAGAGATTCTGCTGCATTAGCAAAAGAAATTAAGATGCAACTTGGAGGTCAATTTGATTTAAGTACAGCAAATGCGGCACAGGTTAAATCATTAACACAAGCTTTTGGATTGACACAAGAACAATTACAAAAAGTTATACAAGGACAAGATATTTTTAATAGTAAAACTGAAGAAGGAAATCAAGGACTATTAAAACAAATTGGAATGTACGTAGGTATTGCTACAGCATTAGGTGGAGCAATTGGTTTTATATTAGGTTCATTAGGAATATTTACAGGAGGAGTAACTTGGGCGGCTTTAGGCGCGGGTACGAAAGGAGCTATTATAGGCGCAGGAGTTGGTGGTACAATAGGAGGACTTGCTTTAGGTGCAACAAAAATGGAAGACGCATCAATAGAAAGAAAATCAGTTGGTTCAATGGAACCTGCCGCAACATTTTCATTAGGTGATGCCGCATCTATAAACGTTTCAAAGTCAACTCAAGATGCTATAAACTTAGAAATGGGTAAATTAGTAAGTGTTATAAGAGAAGAATTAGTTGCTGAAGTGAAATCAGGAAATAAAGATAACAAAGAAACACTTAATAGAGTAATATCTTCTAATGAAGAAACAACAAGAGCAGTTAGGCAGATAATGTAATGGCATTAGTAGACTTATTAGATAAAATTCAATCGTTTGATTATAATCAGGTTGGTAAGCCACAATCTTATAAGGCAAATCCACAAGATTCTAAGATTGTAACAGGTAAACAATCATTTGATAGACCTATACAAAATCCATTACCTGTTCAAGAACAATTACTTGGATATGGTCTTAGAAATGGTAGTATTTTTCTACAAGGCGACCATCGTGGTTTTAACTTTTTTGATGATTCATTCGCAAAGGGATTCGAAGTAGACAAATTAGAAAAACAAACTGACTTTGTTTTCATAGATGGAAATGAATCATCTTTTATTCCTACAGCAAACGATAGTGTTTGGCCAGGTCCTGTAAACTTTTTTGATAAAGATGACGAACATCCATTTGTAAATGGATTTATTTTAAATAAAGGACTTCAAGGTAATGGACCAGGAACATCAGATTTTAAATTTTTATATAATGACTTAAATACATATACCGTAACACCTCGATTGGAAGATTTTGGTGGTAATGTTTATAAGTGGTCAGCTTGGGACACACCAAGTGGTGTAAACTTCTTTTTTGGTGATGGCAGAGTAGATGATGTTGCGACAGGATTTACTCCAAATATGCAAAGTACTCAATTTGTAAAGATTAATGATGAAGAATCTGTATTTGATTATATACCAAAAGTTTCTACGAATCAAACATATCAATGGCCGGCATTTAATTCGCCATATGCAGTAAATTTCTTTTCTGATACTCACGTTGTAGGGTTTAGTAAAGAAATGCAAACTTCTACACTATTTCACGTTCCTGCTGTTTCTTCTAAAATGCTTGTTAACTCTATAGAAGGCGGACAATATAATTCTACTTCTTATCTATGGTCAACAGATTACTTTGATTATCTTAATAATCTTGAATTTCTTGATATCTCAAATGTAGGTTCACTTACTGACCCAATAACATTTCAATCAAGACTCGCTATACCTGATACATCATTATATGGTGGAATAGACTACAGACGACAAGCTGGTAGAATTGAAAATATGACTATCGATGATAGTAATTTTGTTACTACTGATGTTGATTCAGGTGATGCTACTGAAGTAAATTTTGTACGTGACCAAGTTGTAAATGTTTCTCGTGATTCAGAAGGCACGAATTTAAACATACCTGCAGGAACTCGTACATCTATGCAATATCCTAATAGTTACACAGGTAAACAAATTACTCAAGAAGGTCTTATTTTAGAAGGCGGTCTTGATGGCATAGATGACGAAGTATTAGTAAAACCTAACAGATTAAAAGAATTTGCAGACGATTATTTTAAAGACGAAAACAAAAGTATGTTTATTGCTGTAGATGATGATGGCAAAGCAATAAGTGCTAATAAAACTCAATTTAAATTTTTATCACCAAAAGACCAAGGTCGTAAAGGAGCAGACACTTATACAAATTATATACAAGAAATGAGTCCAGGTAAAAATCAACCATTTATTGTTCGTAAGATAGATGACCATTGGGGCTCATCAGATGATGGTTCGGGTAATTTTATTGGAGAATTTGTAGGCGGTTTTGTTAGAACTACAGGTTCGCCTAATGATTCAATTATGGGTAGACTTGGTAGAGAATTAGCAGATGTACAACGTAAAGGTAAGTGGCTTCTTTCAACAGATGGACTTGCTTTTGGATTAGGACAATTATTTTTACAATTACAGAATAGAACTATAGAAACAAGAATGTGGAATCCACTATCATTAGCAAGTAATGATTTTATACATATCAAAAGACATTTAGGCGGATTAACATATGAAGATGCACTATCAGACCCGATATCAGCTCTTAAAAAGAAATTGCCTTCATTCTTACAACGTTTTCTTAAAGAACCTGAAAATAATAAGATTACACCTGACGGCAGGAACCAATATCAATCTAAATGGCGTGCTAATGTAAAAAGTCCTGAAGATAAAGCATCAAATAAAGAGTCTACAGCTGCAGAGAAAATTAAAGAAAAAACATTAGCTGGTAAAGCTGCTGCACTAAGTAAATTTTCATTAATTAGAAGTAATCCAAATCATTGGTTTAGACTTAAATTTCCTTTTGACCCATATAAAAGCGCTGATGGTTCTGATGAAGATGTAACCAATCTTGAAAATAGATTAAAAACAGGAGCTGATAATAAAACTTTACATACTACACATACATTTTCTGAAAAAGAATTAAACAGACAAGGGTTGGATTATAGATATTTGTCTTATGGTCAAATCAAAAGCGTAGCAAATGACAAAAACGAAGAATACGAAAGTATCATAAAAGATGACTTAGCAAATCAGAATAATTCTTATACGGGAAATAGTCCTGGTCAAGCTAATGCTTGGAGCAAAGAAAAAACAGGAGAGGTATTGAACCTTCTTGACAATGTTCAAGACCTTTCTCGAATGGATATTGCAAGAATTATGGACAATTCTAATGCGAAAGGCAAATTTGGAGATGAAGTAAATGCACTTTCACTTTCTGATTACGATGAAGATGAACTAATAGATTGGGTACAATTATCTTTCTCTACACAACAAACTTCAGCAAATAAAACTCGGACTCGACATTTACAATTTAGAGCATCGATAAATAGTTTAAATGAAAGCATTTCTCCTGAATATAATGAACAAAAATATTTGGGAAGACCTGATAAATATTACACATACTCAGGTGTTGACAGAGATATAAGTTTAGATTTTACTTTGTATCCAAAAACAGCAACAGAATTTCCTTTTTTAATAGAAAAATTAAATTATCTCGTAGGACTTTGTTATCCGGAGTATAATACATCAGGTTTTATGATAGCACCTTATACAAGATTTACTTTAGGTAATATGTATGATGATGCACCGGGTTATATTTCTTCTTTACAAGTTAATGTACAAGAAAATACAACTTGGGAATTTGATATGTTTAAATTCCCAAAACATATCACTTGTTCTTTAACATATAGATATATAGGTAAGTATTTACCACACAAATTTGGTAAACATTATGACTTACCTTGGCTTGGTATAGATACAACAAATCCTGGAAATCTTGGTTCAACGGTATCAGATAAAGACCATGCTGTAAACAGAAGTAGGAGCGGTGGACCTGAATTATCTCCTGGCGGAAAAGAACTTACAAAAATGCAAGAAGCACTTGGTGTCAATATTCCTAAAGAAGCAAAAGAAGAAGTACCTGCGGCAGACCCTAATCCCGCAGCAACAAGTGATTAAATAATATGAGATACAAGAATACAAAAGTAATAATCGATAGAGAAGGTAATAGAGTTTTTGGAACTACTTTTTATCCAACGATACCTTTACAAGATTCAGATAAATTTATTGCAGTCACTCGCGGACAACGATTAGATACATTAGCTGACCAATATTACGGAGACCAAACACTTTGGTGGATTATATCTAAAGCAAACAATCTTTCAGGAGCAGAGATACAATTAGACCCTTCAAAAACATATAGAATACCGATAAATATTTCACCAATACTATCAGAGTTTAATGACCTAAATAGGAAAAGATAATGTTTGGCAAAAGGTTAAACGAAAATGTAACTGCGGAATTAGAACGTAGAAAACGAGCTTTAGATAGATTAGATTATAATGACCAATTCGGTGGAGAACGTACACCGACTTCACCCACAACAGGTGCCCCTGAATATAATTTTTCAGAGATGATGGTTAAAACTACTTATGCAAGACTTGTTAGTCCTAAGTATAAAAATAAAAAAGGCTCACTACTCGAAGTAAAAGGGAGGTTATTAGCATCTACAGCTTTAGGAGTAGACGACAAATTTGAAGCTGGTAGAAATTTTGAAAATGAGTATTGGAATACTACAGGCGACCAACGTGGTTATGTTCCACCACCAGGTATAACAAGTATTAGAACTGCTTATGCAGGTGAAGGTGCTACTATTAATACTATTAAAGAAGCAGACATCACTCTACGTTTATATAGTTTAGACCAATACAATATAATAGTACCATATTTTGTTAGAATAGGAACTATTTTATATCTTGAATATGGATGGACTAATCCAAAACTTGAATTAGATAAACAACAAGCATACCCTCGAAACTTTTTAAATGTAGAGTTACAAGACGGCGAACCTATAATAACGATGGACCTCGAACAGGTACAACAATATCCTGATGAGTTTGCAATAAATACAAGAGGAAATAGTGATTTATTTGTAGGAACGGTTACTAACTATGATGCTAAAATGCAAGAAGACGGTGGATTTGAAATAAATATTTCACTAAAAACTACAGGTCACTCTATGTATCATTCACCAACATATGCTGATTCAAGAACAAACATTAAAATAGCTACTGATGGTGTAGATAAAGATGGTAATCCGTTAGACGGTGACAAGTTCAAACATAATATGGATGAAAGAAGTGCACCTATAATGATGTCAAAAGCTAAGTTAATTATTCAAGAAGATTTTGATATTAAAGATGCTTTGACTACAACTTTTTCAGGTACTCGATTTCAAGTAGGCGTAGAAGGTGAAGTTGATTTTGAATCACCATCTTTTATATATGTTTCTATGGTTGGGAGAAATTATACCAATCTTAAAGATAAATTTGAAGTAGTAATATCAGCATTGGAGAAAAAAGGCTTCATAGTAAAAGCCGATGCGACAGAACCGTGGCATCTTACAGCTATACATAAAGATACTTCAGATTTAATAATAACTCTAACTTATATTGGTGAGGCTGAAGTAACAGCTACAACATATGAAGTAGATTCATCAACAGGTGAAAAAGAAGAAGGTAGTGATGATACAGATGACCGAACTTTTATGGGATATAAAATAAATTATTATTGCTCTGTTCGTTATATTGAAGACGGTTTATTATCAAGACTTTTTGGTGTCGTTAATGAAAAGAGTGGAACGATAACTGCTGGAATACGTTCTATATATGTACCAAAAAATATTGATTATTCTTTACCTAAAGGTGTTTTTAAAAGTAACAAAATGTTAACTCACGAGTTTTTAATTCCTAAAAATTTTAATCAAGTCTTGATAGGTAGTGACGCTATGTCTTCTGTACTACAACGTGGCCCTACAGGAATGTTTAAATCAGACACTCCTGAAGCAGAAGATACAGGTTGGACTCAATTTCGATATAAACAATTTACAAAAAACTTAGGTCAAACATTATATAAATATGGGTTGCCATTTATAGATAAAAGTGAAGATGCTAAATCATCTACAGAAACAGATGATGAGATAAAAAATCCAAAACACGTTTCTGCATTAATGAGAAATATGTATGTTAATATTGAAGTAGTTCAAGAAGCATTTTTAGGTGCAGAAAATCTTGATTTTTTTAATAGAAATTACTTCCCAACTTCAGGAGATGATAGAAATCAATATTTTGATAGAGATATTGGTGATGATGAAGTTTATACTTATTTCGCAGATAAAGACATCAAGTTTAATAAAGCTTCTTGTGTAAAGACACTCAGAGAAGGTCTATATAATATGTGGAATCAAATTGCTTCAAACTTTCATAATTTTCCTAATTTTGAAGTTGGTGCTAATATTCATTTACCTAATTTTTTACAGGTATATGATTTGAGATTTACTAAAGCAAATGAATATTATGAGTTTGATGTTTTCAATAAAGACTCTATCATAAAGTCTTTAGAGTTTAATAGTCAAGTTCCTACTACGGTTCAATTAGCCGCTACTTTCGGAGCCAGCACTACTTTTGATTTTGATTCTTTACTTGGTGGAAATGAAGGCGGACTAAAAGAAGAATTAGCTATGGATTTATTACAAAATAAAGATATAGTAAAACCAACAAATTATAGTAATATTATCGGTGCTGTATCATTTGAAGATTCAGAGTATGTTGCTCGAATGAAACAACTATCTCTTGGAATGGAAGTAACAACCGCATCTCCTGTAGACAATACACCAAGTACTGAAACATCTACTGATGATGGAGATACTCTAAGAACGGAAGCAGAAGAACCCGCAGTCGATGCTGCGGCATTTCTTGAGCAACTTCAAGGAGTACAGGCAACTATGGGAGAAAATGATGAATACTTAGAATTGAATGCAAATGCAGGCTCAAGCACAAGAGTATCACGTAATATACAAGCGGCGGGAGAAGAACAGACAATTTTAGTTAACGCTGAAGAACTTGGAAATAGACAAGGAATTAAAAATTCAAGAACACTTAAAGAATTAAAAGTAAAAGCAGGTAAAGGGACATCGTATCCTTTAATGGGAATCTCTCCGGCTGTTATAGCAGGTAGTTTAGAGTCTATGATAGATGAAAGTAAAGATGATGAAGAACTTATAAGAAAGTTATATCCAAATATAAACGCACAATTTGCTCAATTAGGAGATACTCTAACTGATATTTTTAGAATAGATAAAGCCGGTAAGATTAAAACAACTACTTCGGAAACAGAAATAGACGTTTTTAATGAAGAAACAGGTGAAACAGAAAAAAGAAAAGTATCTGTAAATCTTCAAAATGGAAATGTAACAGGATTAATTCAAACTCCTGAAAAAAGTAATCCTCTGATAAGTTTTACTACTACTTTTGGTTCGATAACAAGTAATGCACCTGGACAACGAGGTTCACAAATTTTAGAATTTGGTACACATTCTGATTATCAAGCATATTTAGATTATTTAATATATCAAGATGAATCACAATCTTTACAAGCATTGAATGGAACAATAAGTTATTTTGAACTTACGTTTACAATAGACGGAATATCAGGCATTTTACCAGGAGAAGCATTTACTATAAGTTATCTACCTGATTTAATAAAAGACTATTTTTATTTTATAGTAAAGAATGTAGAACAAACGTGTAGTGCTGATGGTTGGACTACAACTATAACTGCTTTACAAAGAAGAAAATATTCTGTAATTAAAGACAGGAAAACTTTAGTAATTGGAATAAACAAATTTAGAAGAGAAGATAAAAAGAAAGAAGTACCTCCAATTGATACTAAGTCACTATATGACCAAGGAGATAATGTTCCTTTTACATCTAATCTCGGAGACCCTGACCCTGCAGGTACACAGCGAGACCAAGTAAGTGCATACAAGCCTACGAGACCTTCAATCCCTGTTCCTTCAGATGATGAAGATATTGCAGATGATGTGACATTAGATGTATTAGAATTTGATGATTTTAATTTTGATGACCCGCCACCACCACAACCTTTTATACCTTATGAAATTTCAGAGTCACCACAAGCTGAAATAGTTTTATCTTGGACAGATGGTCAAGCAACCGTAAAAACTACACCAGGAGATGATGAACAACAACTTATTAAAGTATGGCCTAAAGGAAATAAAAACAATGCTCCTATATCATTTACATTAGGTGTTACAGATATTTTAAGTGAAACTGAATATAATAATATCATAGAAACATATGAAGCATCTTTTGGTCACTTAGCTGGTAGTTCATTTATGGACTCGGGTAATATAAGAAATACATTAGGACAAATGTATGAAGAGTATATTGTAGAAGGGCCACCAAGAACTGATGACGCTAACTACGGAAGTTGGGATACCCAAGCTGGAATAAAGTTTTATGTTGCCAATCGAAATGTAGGAGGAGATGCAACTTTTACTATAGGGCAATATATTGAACAGATGATAGAAGATACTAAAGTTATTGGTAATGATGTCGAAGCAAATCCAAACGACCAAAACCCTTCTCCTAACTTTTATGTTGATGATATTTTACATAGAATTTTAGAACAACCACAGAGAACAAGACTTACGGTAATCGAACACATAGAACCGGATATTGAAGAAGAGGTTAAAGACGAAAAAGAAAGTGAAACTATTACAGAAGACGAAGACAAGCCTAAAGACCCTGTAATAAATCCTGTTGTAAAAGCACCCGTAGACCCTGTACCTGAAAAGAAAAAAACAACACCAATACCTGACCCTCCTGTAGAACCAATTTTGTCTACCTATCAAAGTTATAGAATGAGTACAAGTGAGAAATTATCACAAAACAGCCAATACTTATATAGAGTGATGGGTGATATGAATGGGTGGAGACCTAAGAGTGGTAAGAAAGTGGTTAAAACACAATCATTTTATGGTGAAGGCGTAAAAGATTCTGTTAAATTTAAGATAAGACAAGACTTTTGGAATCAAATGATAGAAGCACCTACTCCAGGCGGTATAAGTGATGAGTTAAAAGTACAAAAAAGAGTTAAAGAATTAATACAATCAGGTGAGTTTAGAAGACCAAGACCTGGTCAATCTTGGGTACCATTAAATGAAATACCTGCAGGTTATGACAAAGCTAATGACAGAGCGGCAAAGGCATATGCAAAAAAATTAGATTTTTACGGTAAAGGCATAGCAGGATTTAAAGCATTTGAAGTCGAGAGGACTGAATAATGATAGATTATGATGAAATAAGAGATGTACATAGTAAGACGGTAAGAATAGTTACTGACGCAGGAATAGTGCCTGATAATTCGTCTTTTCTATATAAGTCAAATAGCACACCTGTAAAGAAAGGAACAGCTTATCATATACACTATACTACAGATTTTAAAGAAGTTTATATGACAGGTGCGAAACATCAAATTACTTCAAGAATAATAAGACCTATATCTAATAATAAAGGAGATTATGAAAGATACGCAGAAAATAGAGGTAAAAAATATGATTTACTTAAACCAAAAATGATTCGTGGAGTACCAAAAACTGCGGATTACGTTAACGGACAATTTACTCGATATTTTGCACAAAAATTAAATGATGAATCAGAACCTGTTGTAGAAGTAAACGCTAAGTTTTCAAGTCCTTTATATCGTGTGATAACTACAAAATGGTATATACGTGGCTCTTTCAAAAAAATATATAGACAAAATAGTTTAATTATATTAGGATTACAAAGTCGTAATCCTAAAGTTGCGAGACTTTTATCTAATCCGTATGAGTATGCAAGAATACCTGAAATTAGTACTCAATTAGATATTAAAAGAAGATTGGGTATAGCAGAAATACCACAAGATGAACAAGGAAATATTGTATTTAATCCTGAAGCTATGACACCGCCTGTAAAGATGAGTTTGGATGAAGGACCTGGTAAGTTTAAAATGAAAGGTCCTAAAAAAGGAGGCGGTATTGGTAAGATGAAAATTAACAAAAAAGGATTAGCTAAGTATGGTGCAGGAGGCGGTGGCTCAGGCGGAGGTGGCGGAGGCTACTAAAAAAACACTTGACATTATCAATAAAAGGTTATATATTAACACGTGGTTATAATAGAGAAGTACAACCAATTTGAAGACTTTGTGGAAGAATATCGTTCTTCTGATTGGGTGTTCTTACATTTCATAGGAAGTAAAAATAAACATCCATTAAACGATTATCCGTTGATGCTATACGTACGGACATCTAAAGATAGTGAGTATGTGTTATCATTTAATCACGATGAAGCTCCTGAACTTACTTTAGATTGTTTATTACATTTAGATAATGACATTCCTAAATATGTAGCAGATATTAAAGCAGTTTGTCACTTTGCTAACTTTAGTAATGTAATTGATTTACAACAAGCAGAGTTTCAGAAACAAGGAAATTTAGTTGATAATCAAATATTCTTAACTACACCACATAGATATTTTCATTCTAAAGGAATGAATAACTATGTTATTCCATTAATGAAACATTTAGAGTATTGCCAAGATTTATTCACGAACTATAAAGAAAATATAGGAAATGAATATAATGATTTTTATCGTGATGCGAATGAAGTATTTGCAGAGGTTGAAAGAGCAGGTTTACGTGTAACTCCTTTATATGTTCCAATTGGACAATCAGATAATATATCAAAAGAACATTTGATGTTTACTAATTATAATGTATTGACTCCTACAGGTAGACCGAGTAATGCTTATGATGGAATTAACTTTGCGGCTTTAAATAAAAGTGATGGTTCACGTAAAATGATAAGGAGTAGATACGATGAATTAATTGAATTTGACTTTGATGCATATCACGTAAGATTAATTGGTAAGATTATTGGATATGATTTTGGTGATGAAAGTGTACACGAACATTTCAGTAAACTATATAATGTATCTTATGAAGATTCAAAGTCTATGACTTTTAAGTATTTATATGGTGGTGTTCCTGATGATATAGCTAAAACACACGAATTTTTTGGTAAAGTTAAAGATTATTATACTAATTTATGGTCACGTTTTAACAGAGATAAAGTTTTAGTAACTGATATTTATAAAAGAAGAATAACGTTAGATGTAAAAGACTTTTATCCTTCAAAACTTTTTAATTATATGATACAAAGTTTAGAAACAGAACGAAATATATTGATATTAAAAAGTTTGTTGAACGCAACAAAAGACTTTGAAAGTAAATTAGTATTATATCATTATGATAGTTTTTTGTTTGATTACAATAAAAACGATGGAGATAAATTTGTTGAAATTGTCCAAAAAGAGTTACAGAGAGATGGATTCCCTGTCAAGATGAAAAGAGGTAAGAACTACGATGAACTCATTTGATAAACTGCTTACCAACATATCTTGGTTATATGATAAAGGATATCCTGATTTCAGTATAAAAGAAGATAGAGAAGCGTTATACGATTATTTACTATCTATAGGATTTCCACACTCTGATGTTATAGAATTATCTGAAAGATTTATTGGAGAAAAAGAAGAAAAAGAGTATACTCACAAAGGTCGTGGAATATATGTCAAAACTTCTGATAAAGATAATGACAACGCAAAAAAATATAAAAAAGATGGTGATAACTATGTAGCTATTGATGGTGATGATGTTGAGAAGAAGAAAAGTGATAAAGTTACTGACTTTAGTAGAGATGGAGAACAGCCAACAGATGAACCAAAAGATGAACCAAAAGATGAACCAAAAGATAAAGAACCTTATAAGTTAGAAATTTCTGAAGAAGGCATGGAAGCATATGAAGATGCGGCTAATAATGAAGAGGGTAATGTTAAATTAGACCCTCCTGATTTTGGTGAAAAGAAACAAAGAGAAGCTGTAGCGAGAAGATTATTTGGAAAACTACAATTATTAGCTAATGGTCAAGATGTTGAATTTACTGAAGCAGACAAAAATAATCTTCAATTTCTAACAATAAGTTCTAATACTGATTCAGGTCAAATATTTTTTGGAGAACGTACTGATACTTCTGCAGGAGTATCTATTGTTCCCGGTATAAAAAAATATAAGGATTCAGGCGCTTATCAAGGACGAGTTAATGACAAAAATAGTTTTTATGAGAGATGGCCAAAACTAAAAGAAAAGATGGAAGAGCAGGGTTTGACTCCACCTAAATTTAAATCACCATTAGGTAAGATGGATAACCCACCCGCATCAGCTATGACAGGACATAAAAACTCAAACTTTAAACCTAATCAAATAATAAAATCGAGAAGTAAAGTTTCAGACTTACCACCTGGAGTAAAAAATATTTTAACCGAAAGTGGGATGAAAGACGAAGACGAGATGTTAGGCGGTCCAATAGGAGACCCAAATAACCCACCACCAAATTCTAAAGATTTTGTAGATTCTGTTAAATCTGTTATGGATGAAATACTTGAAACATCAAGAAGTCGAGCTGATGAGTCTTCACAGAAGTATATTGAAAAAGCACATAAACGAGTTATGGATATACTTGAAGATGATAGTTTAAGTGAGGATGAAAAATTAGCTAAACTTGAGAGTGAATTAGGTAAAATACAAAAAGAAATGTATGATGAAGCAGGTAAACTTGACCCTAAAGAACAAGCATCTGTTTTAAAAGATTTTGCAGAAGTAACGGTCTTGTTAAAATATAGATGTCAAAAGAAAGAAGCATATATGCCAGCATCAGGAAACTTTCCAATAGCTGATGTGTTAGTATTAGAACGTGATGGTTCAGGAAAAGTAATATCTATAAATTCTGTAAGTGTAAAATCAGCTACTAAAGGAACTAATATACCAGGTTCTTCAGCTTCTGAATTTTGTAAACATTTTGCAAATGTGTATCCTGAACATAAAGACAAATTTGACAATATAGAAAATTTACATCGTGGTGAAATATCAAGAGTTAAGAGAGAAAATCTTGATGAAGAAACACAAGCTGATTTAGCTGAAATAGATAAATTAGATAAAGTATGTGATGATGGTGCAACTTGGGATGAATTATATGCAGAAGCAGAAAAAATACTATCTAAAGTAACAGATGGTCCTAAGGCAGTAGAAAAAATAAAGAAGAGTATGGAAAAGTATATGGATTCGGTTGGTTTAGAACCCGCAGAACCAAAAGTATATGCTAAAGCGTTGATGGAAAAAGTATTTAGAATGTATGCACAAGAAAAAACAAAAAAGACTTTGAATGAACTTGATTTAGAATTAGGTGTTACATATGCTGAAGTTAGAAATGTTAACGGAGACCTTGTAGTAGAAGAAAAAGAAGGCGAGCATAAAACATCTAATATGCAAATACACGATAAAGGTTATCAAGGAGTGCCTGATAATGAATCAAAAGACAAATGTGATGATGGAACTACTCACGTATCAAGAGCAAAATATCAAAAAGCAAATACAGCATTAAAGTATAAAGAACCTAAGTAATGATAGATTCACAACTACTTTGCACTTTCTCTAACAAGAAAGAACTTACCGAAATGGTTCTACTTATTAAAGATTCTGCACCTCTTTCTATGAAGAAATTATATGTTCTACAGAAAATAGATAACCCTAATGAATTAATGGTGACATACAATGTGTTGAAATCTGAAGTATCCGGATTTCTTCCTAATACAATTCTTTTACATAGAAAAAAAGAGACAAATACATTGTATACAATCAATGCAGTTAATCATATTATTAAAGATGCTAACAACGGAATCTTAGATAAATCATACAGATTACAATGGGATAACTATCGTAATTCTATTTTATTAACAAACAAAGATGGTTTAAACATTATACACACAAGACTAAAAGAAATCATCGATTTAGAAAAATAAATTAACGTTTTCAGATTTAAGTTCATATTTATATATGAATGGTTACAAAAGTAACAATTAACAAATTAATAATTAACTAATAGGAGAATAGCAAATGGATATTACAGCAATTCGTAAAAGGTTAGAACAACTTCAAACTTCTAACACCAAGACATCAAATCTTTGGAAACCACAACCCGGAAAACAAGTAGTACGTATAGTGCCTTATCAACATAATAAAGAAAATCCTTTTTTGGAAATGTTCTTTCATTATGATTTAGGTGGTAAGACTTACTTGTCTCCAATCACTTATGGTCGCCCTGACCCGATTGAAGAGTTTGCACAAAAACTTCGTTCAAGTGGTAACAAAGATGATTATCAGATAGCGAAAAAACTTATGGCAAAGATGAGAACATTCGCTCCTGTAATCGTTAGAGGTGAAGAGTCTGAAGGTGTTCGTTTTTGGGGCTTTGGTAAAATGGTTTATCAAGAGCTTCTATCTGTAATAGCAGACCCTGACTATGGTGATATCACAGATTCAATGAATGGTCGTGACGTAACGGTAGAATTTATTTCTGCTGAAGAAGCAGGAAAGAATTTTCCTGTTACTAACATTAGGGTTAAGCCTAATCAAACTCCAATCACAGAAGATGACAAACTTCTTGATAAATTGTTAAATGAACAACCTAATATGCAAGAGATGTATCAGGAACGTTCTTATGATGATTTAACAGAAGTTCTCAACAATTGGTTGACTCCTTCTGAGGATGAGAGTTCTGATAAAAAAGATGAGTCTGTAACTTCTGAAGTTCTTTCACAGAAAACCGTAAAAGATACTTCTGAAGCATTCGACCAACTCTTCAATAAGTAATCAATAAAAAAACGAGGTGGTCTCAAATAACGGGACCACCTCTATTGTAAGGGATATGTATGGGTAAAACTAAAGACGACCTAGCTAATATCTTAGCTGATGGTTTAAATAAAAAATTTAAAAATTACAAAGTAGCATACTTTCTTGATGGTTCAGATACGACACCTACAGATATAAGAGAGTTTTTATCTACCGGTTCGAGTATATTAGATTTAGCTATTTCAAACAGACCTAATGGTGGTATTGCTGTTGGTCGTATAACTGAAATCAATGGATTAGAATCGAGTGGTAAATCTTTACTTGGTGCTCACATACTTGCAGAAACTCAAAAGAAAGATGGTGTTGCAGTTTACATAGATACTGAAACAGCAGTTAGTGAAGAGTTTTTACAAGTGATTGGTGTCGATAGTAAGAAAATGTTATATCTACATTTAGAAACGGTAGAAGATATTTTTGAAGCTATTGAAGAGATTGTCACTAAAGTTCGTGAAAGTGATAGGAATAGATTAGTAACTATATTAGTTGATTCAGTTGCTGCGGCATCTACGAAATTTGAGATTGAAGCAGACTTTGATAAAGATGGATATGCGACACATAAAGCAATCATCATATCTAAAGCACTTCGTAAGATTACTCAAATGATTGGTAGACAACGTGTAGCACTTGTATTTACTAATCAGTTAAGACAAAAACTTGGTGTTATGTTCGGAGACCCTTACACAACATCAGGCGGTAAGGCACTTCCTTTTCACGCTTCAACAAGACTTCGTTTGAAGAACAAAGGTCAAATTAAAGATGCACAAAAGAATACTATTGGTATGACTATAACTTCACAAGTTATAAAGAATCGATTAGGTCCGCCTTTAAGAAGAGCAGACTTTCCTTTGTACTTTGATAGAGGTATCGATGATAAAGCATCTTGGTTACAAGTGATGAAAGAATACAAACTTGTTAAACAAACAGGAGCTTGGTATACTTTAGAACATAACGGACAAGACATTAAATTTCAATCAAAAGACTTCGAATCTATATTAGGAGAACACGATGGACTTGAAGAAAAGTTATATAATGAAATTTGTAATGTTTTGATTTTAAAGTATGATACTTCTGCTCTTGGATTAGATGATGTTGTAGAAACTGATAAACCTGTAGACGATATAGACGAATTATAATGAAGATATTGATTACAGGCGGTGCGGGCTTTGTAGGTACTAATTTAATTAGTAAAATCTTAAAAGAACAACCTAGCACTTACATTCAAGTTTTAGATAATTACTCAACAGGTTCTCCTTTGAATATTATTGATAATGACAGAGTAACATATCACGAGTTTGACCTTACAGATTATTTCTTTGATAAACATCTTCACGAAGTAGTAGTAGGTGAGGGTGATTGGAAACCTGATATGATATATCATCTCGCTGCTTTAGCAAGGATACAACCATCTTTCACAGACCCTCAAAATACGTTCGCAGCTAATGTAGTTGGAACACAAAATATTTTAGAGTGGGCAAGAGTTAATGGAAATATTCCTGTAGTATACGCAGGTTCAAGTTCTATTCACGGCGACCATTATGCCAATCCTTATACTTTTTACAAGTATAGTGGTGAATTGTTATGTGAGTTATATTCTAAGGTTTATGACTTACCTACAATAATAACACGATTCTATAACGTGTATGGTGATTATATGATACCAGCAGAAAGTGCATATGCAACGGTTCTTTCTATATTTGATGAGTTGAAAGAACGAGGTGAACCATTGACAATTACTAATGATGGTGAACAACGAAGAGACTTTACTCACGTATTAGATATATGTAGTGCATTGATTGATTGTCAAGATAAGATTGCTGATTTAAGAGCAGAGTACTTTGAATTAGGTACAGGTAAGAACTATAGTATAAATGAGGTTGTTAAACTATATAAATCTGATAGTGTAAATATAGGACCGAGACCTGGAGAAATGCGAGAGACTCTATGTACAGACACGAAAGCATACGAACTCTTAGGTTGGAAACCTACACATACACTTGAAGAATACATAGCACAAAAAGTAAAGGAATACGATGAAAAAACGATATCTGAGTTTGCTTGATGAGATAAAAAATAATCCATCAAAGCCATTGAAGTTAAATGACCATGTGTTAGTAATAGATGGTCTAAATAACTTTATCAGATGTTTTAGTGCTATACCTATGATGAGTGACAATGGTTATCACATAGGAGGATTGATAGGATTCTTGAGGTCACTAAGTTATATAATAAAACTTATTAGGCCTACAAGAATCCTAATCGTCTTTGATGGTAAAGGTGGCTCACAAAAACGTAAGAAATTATTTCCTGATTATAAAGCAGGTCGTGCCTTTAAATCTAAATTAAATAGAAGAGTAGAGTTTAGTAAAGAAGGTGATGAACACACTTCTATGGTACAACAGATGTCACGATTGATGGAGTACTTAGAATGTTTACCTGTTCAAACTTTTTCGCTTGACAATGTGGAGGCAGATGATGTAATTTCATACGTAGCAAATAAGGGAAAGTTTACCCGTTGCACCATAATGTCTACAGACAAAGACTTTCTACAATTAGTAGATGATAGGATAAATGTATATAGTCCATCTAAGAAAAAGTTATATAATACTGAAACTTTGATGGAAGAGTATGATATACATCCTGAAAACTTTTTGATGTACAGAATGGTAGATGGTGATAAGTCTGATAATATTCCAGGTGTTAAAGGAATAGGTCTAAAGACTTTGATTAAATTATATCCTGAAATTTCTACAGAGCCTATAAGTCTAAAAGAATTAGTTAGTAGAGATAATAGGTTATCAGATAATTTAGATATTTTAAAAAGAAATTTTGAATTAATGGATTTGAAGGAGATAATTATAAGTGGTAATGCGAAACAAAAAGTTCTTGATTTTGTTGATAACAAGCCAAACTCTTTAAATAGTTTCAAATTTCGTCAAATGTATTTAGAAGACGGATTCTCAAATGAGATTCAAAATTTAGAAGTGTGGTTGAGAGAAAGTTGGTCAACCTTGGATACACTTACACGTAATGGGTAGAAAAGTAAAATATAAAACTGAAGAAGAAAAAAGAGTAGCACAATTAAAGTGGTCTCAAAATTATTATCTTAAAAATAGACAACGTGTTTTAGATAAAGCACGTAAAAGATATTTGAATAAAAAAAGTGAAAAGTTAAAGAAGGAACTCTATGGCGAATAAAGAAAACTTAAATCAATATAGTCCTACGTTTCAATCTAAAGTAGTGTCTTCTTTATTAAGTGATAATACATTTACAGCACAGATTTCAGACATTATGAATCCTGATTATTTTGAATCAGATTCTAATAAATTTTTAGTAAAAACTATAATGCAGTATTTTGTAGAATATAAAACTGCTCCTACACTTGAAGTATTAAAAGTTAAAACAGATGAAATACAAAATGATGTTTTAAAAGTAGCAGTAGTAGAAAGTTTAAAAGAATCTTGGAGACATATAGAAGCTACAGATTTAGATTTTGTAAAAGAACAAGTACTTGGTTTTTGTAAGAATCAAACACTAAAGAATGCTATTATAGAGAGTGTTGATTTACTTGAGAGTAAAGACTATGACAATATAAAAAGAATTATTGATGATGCTTTACGTGCAGGTAGTGACAGAAATCTTGGTCACGAATATTTAATTTCTCTTGAAGAACGATTAAATCAATCAGCTCGTGATACTATAAAAACCGGTTGGGATACTATTGATGAAGTTATGGATGGTGGTTTAGCAGGTGGAGAATTAGGTGTTGTTGTAGCACCTGCAGGTATCGGTAAGTCTTGGACACTACAAGCGTTAGGTGCTAATTGTGTTCGTAATGGATTAAAAGTAGCACACTACACTTTAGAATTAAATTCTGAATATGTTGGATTAAGATATGATACAATATTCTCAGGAGTTCCAACAGGTAATTTAAAATTTTATCAAGAAGATGTTCAAAAGAAATTATCAGCATTAGAAGGTTATTTGTTAATAAAATATTATCCTACAAGAACAGCATCTGTACAAACACTTTCAGCACATATCAAGCAGATGGAATTACAAGGCAATCTTCCTGATATGATTCTTGTAGATTATGCTGACATACTAAAACCTATTGGTAATTTTACAGAACGAAGACATCAACTTGGTAACATATATGAAGACTTGAGAGGTATGGCAGGTGAATATGATATTCCTATTTGGACTGCTTCTCAAGCAAATCGTTCAGCACTTGAAGAGGATGTGATTGATGCAAGTAAAGTAGCTGAAGATTATAGTAAGGTGATGACTGCTGACTTTGTTATGAGTATGAGTCGTAAAGTAGAAGACAAGATAGCAAACACAGGTAGATTTCACGTAATCAAAAATAGATTTGGTGTTGATGGTATTACATTTCCGGCAACAATAAATACTAATACAGGACACATACAAATATTCGATAAACAGACACAACAAGGACAGAGTGTGCAAGGTAAGATGAATAATCACGATGAATTTTTAAGAAAAACTCTCGGACAAAAATATAAAGATTATAAAACTAATAATAAAGAGATGGAAGGGTTTGATTAAAATGTGTATATATTCTAATTATAAATGTTACAAGGCAGACTACAAATAAGGATACGAAATGGAAAAATTTAAACTCTCAGATAATTTTATTAATGGTTATAAACGGAAAAAAGCACCTTTTGGTTTTAATGGATTGGGAGAATTAGTTTATATGAGAACCTACTCACGAATTAAAGCAGATGGGAAGAATGAACGATGGTGGGAGACGGTTCAACGTGTTGTAGAGGGAACTTACAATATGCAAAAGAATTGGATTGAATCACACCAATTAGGGTGGAATGCGTGGCAAGCTCAAAAGTCTGCTCAAGATATGTATGAGCGTATATTTCAAATGAAGTTTTTGCCTCCTGGACGCGGTCTGTGGGCTATGGGTACACCAATCACAGAAGAAAAAGGATTATATGCCGCCCTAAATAATTGTGCCTTTGTATCAACAAAAACACTTAAAGAAGATTATGCTAAGCCATTCTGTTTCTTAATGGATGCGAGTATGTTAGGTGTTGGTGTTGGTTTTGATACAAAAGGTGCAGGAGAAATAATAGTTAAAGGTATAGAAAAAGATAGAGAAGAACAAGTTTATGAGATACCCGATACAAGAGAAGGTTGGGTAGAATCAATGAAACTATTATTAGAGAGTTACTTTCACGGACAAGCACCTGTTGAGTTTGACTATACAAAGATAAGACCTGCAGGTGAACCTATCAGTGGATTTGGTGGTGTAGCAAGTGGTCACGAACCATTATTAGAAGTACACGAAGACATTAGAAAAGTACTTGAAAAGAATAGTGGAGAACCAATCACAATAACAACAATCGTAGACATAATGAATCTAATTGGTAAATGTGTTGTAGCGGGTAATGTAAGAAGAACTGCAGAGATTGTATTTGGTGAACCTGATAATGAAGAATATTTAGATTTAAAAAATTATAAAGTCAATCCTCATCGTGACCAATATGGTTGGACATCTAACAATAGTATATTTGCTGAGTTAGGAATGGATTATTCAGAGGCCGCGAAGAGAATAAATGATAATGGAGAACCAGGATTTGCTTGGTTGGACAATATGAGAAAGTACTCAAGAATGAAAAATGGGGGAGACAACAAAGACCACAGAGCTATGGGAGGCAACCCTTGTTTAGAGCAGACGCTTGAGTCTTACGAGTTATGCTGTTTAGTAGAAACGTTTCCTGAGAATCACGAAAGTTTTGAAGATTATGCACGTACTCTTAAATATGCGTATCTTTATGCTAAGACGGTTACGTTAGGTAGAACTCATTGGAGTGATACAAATAGAGTGATGTTAAGAAACAGAAGAATTGGTTGTAGTGTTAGTGGTGTTGCTCAGTTCATTACTAATCGTGGATTAGGTGAATTGAAAAAATGGTTGAATGATGGATACGATGTTATTCAAGATTGGGATAAACAATATTCAGATTGGATGGCTGTTCCTCGTTCTATAAAAACAACATCAGTTAAACCAAGTGGAACGGTATCTCTATTAGCAGGTGCGACACCTGGTCTCCATTATCCTGAATCAAGATTTTATATTAGAAGAATTAGAGTTTCAAAACATTCAGATTTATTAGAACCAATGAAAAAAGCAGGATATAAAGTAGAACCTGCGTTTGGTTCTGAAGACACAACAATGGTTGTAGAAGTTCCTGTAGATGTAGGAGAAGGCATCAGAACTGCAGGAGAACTTTCAATATGGGAACAATTTAGTTTAGCGGCATTTATGCAAAGACATTGGGCTGATAATCAAGTTAGTTGTACGGTAACGTTCAATCCTGAAATTGAATCAGAACAGATTGCACCCGCATTGAATTATTATCAATATCACTTAAAAGGAATAAGTCTGTTGCCAAGACACGATTATGGTGCTTATCCACAGATGCCTTACGAAGCTATTGATGAGAAGACTTATCAGAAACAGGTTTCAAAACTTGGTCGTCTGACATTTGGTGTGATTAAACACGAAGAAGCAGAAGTAGATAAATTCTGTAATAATGATTCGTGTGAAATTATACCGATGACAGGTGACAATGATGACCAGGATTATGCAAATTAACACAAAAGCGGACAGGCAGACGACACACCTGTAGAAAAATGTGTCAATGTTCAAACACAACAATAGGAGAATGATTATGAATTATCGTAATCTAATCTCAGTATTAGCAATGTCTTTTAGTCTTGTTTTCGGACAAGCTGTTACAGGATATGTTGGTACTGAAGATGGTCCACTCGTTGGAGCGAATGTAGTTGTTGAAGGAACTGAACTTGGTGGCGTTAGTGATGACGCTGGTAAATTTGTTATCGAAACCGGTTCAGGTACTTTTGATATTACTGCATCGTACATCGGGTACATCGCCCAAACCCAAAGCGTGGAGGTAGGCGATATAGTTGCTTCAGTTAGCTTCAATTTAGTAGCTGACGTTGTAGCACTATCAGCATTAGAAGTCTTGGCTTCACGTGCTGATGAAACAACACCTGTTGCTTATACGAATGTTAGTAAAGAAGAGATGGAAGTGAGATTAGGTTCTCAAGACATTCCAATGATTCTTAACACTACACCTTCAGTATATGCAACTCAACAAGGTGGTGGTGCGGGTGATGCTCGTATCAATGTACGTGGTTTTAACCAAAGAAATGTTGCTGTGATGATAAACGGAGTTCCTCAGAATGATATGGAGAACGGATGGGTCTATTGGTCTAATTGGGATGGAGTAGGAGATGCTACTTCTTCAATTCAGATGCAAAGAGGTCTATCAGCCGTGAATCTCGCAACACCATCAATTGGTGGAACTATGAACATAATAACTGACCCTGCGGCTCAAGAGAAGGGCGGTAAGTTAAAGCAGGAAGTTGGTGAGGGTGGATTTCTTAAAACCACTCTGAACTATAACTCAGGTCTTATCAAAGATAAGTTAGCTTTGAGTGGAACTATAGTTCGTAAAACAGGTGACGGATTCATTGATGGAACTTGGACAGATGCTTGGGCATATTACGCGGGAGCGAGTTATGCTGTAAGTGATGACCAACGTTTTGAGTTGTATGCAATCGGTGCACCACAACGTCACGGACAGAATCTATACAAACAAAATATTGCCACTTACTCACAAGAGTTAGCAGGTAGTATTGATGGGTATAATGACTCTGCTTATGTTTCAGGCGAAAAGTTTGAACACGAAGCAGGTAGATTCTTCAATCAAAACGTGGCACCCGTTGACCCTTCATATAAAGGTCAACAATATTGGTATATGTACGGAGCGCGTACAACCGATAGATATAGTTCTAACTTTCTAAATGAAAGAGAGAACTTTTTTCACAAGCCTCTTGTCAACTTAAATCATTTTTATGATTTGAATGACCAAATGAGGTTAAGTTCTGTTCTGTATTGGTCAGGTGGTTCAGGTGGAGGAACAGGAACTTATGGTAGCGTAAGTAGACAACCCGCGATAGAAGGAAATGCTTGGTATGCAAGTTCGCCTTGGACTTGGGATTGGAATGCTGAGATTGAACAGAACTCTGCTAATGTAGATTCTGCTTGGTCTGATGTTGAAAATCGTTCAACAGGTATCCTTCGTAATTCAATCAATAGACAAAACACTTATGGTTTGATTTCTAAATTAAACTATGATGTTTCAGATGCACTTGAAGTTCAAGTCGGTATTGATTGGAGAACTGCTGGTATAGAACACGCGCGTGAAGTTCGTGATTTACTTGGTGGAGACTACTATGTAGACTACGCTGATGATAATGCCGCTGATGGTAAAGTGGTTCGTTTAGGTGACATTATCGCATATCACAACGAAACAACGGTTGATTGGTTCGGTGCTTTCTTACAAGGTAAGTATGATGTTGAGAAGTTTAGTCTTTATGGTATGGGTGGTATATCTACTATTGGATATTCTTACTTAGACCATTTTGCAGTTGATGCTTCTAAAGTTACTGCTGACAACATCACAACATTCCAAGTTAAAGGTGGTGGTAGATATAATCTTGATGATAGACTATCAGCATTTGCTAATCTTGGATATGTACAGAAACCACCAATCTTAGATAACGTTATTGATTATGATGGTAACGTATCTACAAATCCTGACAACGAAAAATTCACATCAATGGAAATTGGCGGTGAATATAAAAGTGGTTTAGTTGCTATCAAAGGTAGTTACTATAACACACAATGGAAGGATAGAAACCTTACTAAGTCTGTTACTACAGGACAAGGTGACTCAGGTGATACTGACATCATTTATCTTACAGGTGTAAATCAATCACACTCAGGTGTAGAGATTGAATCTAAAGTAGCCCTTCACGAAATGGTTGATTTAGATATTGCTGTAAGTGTCGGTGATTGGTATTTCGATGGCGATGCCAATGGTGATTATACAGAGATGGAATACAATGATGATAATCAAATCATTGGTCAAACATCTACAGAGTATGAATATGCTCTTAATAATCTTAAAGTCGGTGATATGCCACAGACATCATATGTTGGTGGTCTTACACTAAAGCCTATTGAAGGTCTAAGTGTTCAAGGACTTTACAGATGGTATGACAATCACTATGCTGATTGGAGTCCTGATAGTCGTGAAGTAGACGGTGATGCAGATAGAGCGCAAGTATGGAAAACTCCATCTTATGGTAAGTTAGACTTACATCTATCTTATAAATTACCTGAAATTGCAGGACTTGATATGACTTTACATGGTCATCTATTCAACGCACTTGATGATGTTTACATCCAAGACGCAGTTGATAACTCAAAGTATAATGGGTATGGTGATAAAATGCACTTAGCTCATAATGCTGAAGTCTTTCTTGGAACTCCAAGAAGCTTCAACCTTGGCCTATCGGTCAATTTCTAAAATAATAAATCGGGGGGATTAATTTCCCCCCATTTATTTCAAAAAAGTGCTTGACCTTTAAAGGTTTTTTTCGTAACTTTAAACGTAAATTGAGGGAGTATAACTATGAATACACTAAGAATAGAAATCTTAGATGAATCATTGAAATCTCTATATAAAAAGAGAGTCAATGTAGAAGGTGATGCAGGAGTTGATTTATATTTTCCTGAAGAAGTAACTATACCTGCAAAAGAATTAGGAATGATTGTTCCGTTAGGAATTAAAGGAGAAATGGTACAAGTAGTTTCAAATCATTTAACAGATAATATACCTAAAGAGATGATAGAAAATATGTTTGGAGGTTCTATACAAGATACGAATATATCTTATATGGTCACACCACGTTCTTCAATATCAAAAACTCCTTTGAGAATGTCTAATAGTGTTGGAATTATGGATTCAGGTTATCGTGGAGAGTTTATGGTTCCTATTGATAATTTATCAGATGAAGAGTTTATAATTGAAAAACATACAAGATTATTTCAAGTTGTATCTCCAATGTTAGGAGAAATCAAATTAGAAATTGTTGATAATTTATCTGACTCTGAACGTGGTTCAGGTGGATTTGGCTCTACAGGTATTTAATGTATCAAAATATTTACTTCGATATAAAAACTAAAAAAGTTCATCTTTGGGATGATGTAAAAGGTTATGAAACTTTCAAGTTTAAACCATATGCATATAAGAAGTCTCCTACAGGTAACTACACTTCGTTATTTGGAGACAAACTAACAAAGGTATATGAGTATGACCCTAAAGAACGAGGACTATTTGAATCAGATGTTCCTGTAGAAACTCGTGTGTTAGTTGATAGATATGCAGACTCTGATGACGTATCAACAAATCATAGAAAACTATTTTTTGATATTGAGGTAAAGGTAACAGAAGGATTTCCTGACCCTAATGAAGCACCTAATGAAATAACATCTATAGGTTTTAATGATTGTACAGATGGTACATATCATTGTTTAGTGTTAGACTCTGACAACAAAGTTGATTTAAATCATCCCGACATACTAAGAAATAATTTTAAAGTAGAACGTTTCAAAACAGAATTTGATATGTTACAAAGATTTCTTTCAAGATGGAAAGAGATAAATCCTACTATCGTATCAGGATGGAATACAGAAAAGTTTGATGTTCCGTATCTATATAATCGTGCTTGTAAAGTTGTAGGTAAAAAAGTAGCATCTATGTTGAGTCCTATAGGAGTTGTACAATGGTCTACGTTTAAAGAGAAACACAAGATAGCAGGTGTATCACATTTAGATTATTTATTTTTGTATAGAAAATTTACATATACAGAAAAGTCAAGTTATCGATTAGATGCTATTGCTGAAGAAGAACTTGGTGAAAAGAAAGTAGAATATGATGGAACACTTAATGATTTATATGATAATGATAGAACAAAGTTTGTTTTATATAATGTACAAGACGTTAGAATTGTAGATGAACTTGATAAGAAATTAGATTTTATTAGTATTACACAAGCGTTATGTCACTCAGGCCACGTTCCTTATGAAAATGTATTTACATCCTCTCGATATCTTGAAGGTGCTATATTAGTTTATCTAAGAAATTTAGGAATTGTAGCTCCTGACAAAAAGCCTAAACCTAAAGTAGCAGAAGACTTTCAGTTTGCAGGTGCATATGTTGCTGACCCTCAAAAAGGTAAACACGATTGGGTATTTGATTTAGACGTAACATCTATGTATCCTTCAGTTATTATGTCTTTGAATATTAGTCCGGAAACTAAACTTGGTAAATTAGAAGAGTGGGAGCCTGAAGATTTCATTCGTGAAGTTGAGAAAACTTATATAATCAAAGATGACAATGGTACTCAAGTAGCATCAATGAATTATGAAGACTTTAAAAGTTATGTTACTGACAACAAAATTTCTATATCAGCAAATGGAGTTTTATATCGTAATGATAAAGCAGGGTTGATTCCTGCTATACTTTCAAAGTGGTTTGATGAAAGAGTAGAGTATAGAAAATTAGCAAAGAAGTTTGGTAACGATGGTAATACAGAACGTTATGAATATTTTGATAGAAGGCAGTTGATTCAAAAGATTATGTTGAATAGTTTGTATGGTGTTCTTGGTCTATCTGTATTTAGATTTTATGATATTGATAATGCAGAGGCTACTACACTAACCGGTCAATCATTAATTAAGTTTAGTAGAACGATTACAAATCATTTTTACAATAATGAATTGGGAACAGATGATGACCACGTGATTTATATTGATACAGATTCAATCTTCGCATCAGCATTACCTTTAGTAAAACATAGATATCCTAATGAGAATGTAAATTCAAAACCTATGATGACTAAACGTATTCTTAGTATCGCATCAGAACTTCAAGATTATTTGAATAATAGTTATGATTATTTTGCACAGAAGTTTTGTAATATAGAAGACCATAGATTTGAAATTAAACAAGAAGTGATAGGTATATCAGGATTGTTTATTGCAAAGAAACGATATGGTATGAAGATTATTAATGACAATGGTGTTGAAGTGAACAAGATGTTAGTTAAAGGTATCGATACGGTACGTTCAAACTTCCCACCTGCTTGTGGTAAACTTTTGAAAGAGGTACTTGATGATGTTCTTGCGAATGTTCCTAAAGAAAAAATAGATGAAAGAATATTAAAGTTTAAATCTTCTATGAATACGATGCCTATAGATGGTATATCAATGCCTACAGGTGTTAAGAATTTATCTAAATACGTAGAACGTAAATTAGAAGATGACAAGTTTACTACTTTCAAATCAGGTGCACCTGTACACGTTAAGTCTGCTGTTAATTATAATGATTTATTATTACATTTTGAGGTTTCTAAGCAATATTTATATATAAGTTCAGCTGAAAAAATCAAATGGGTTTATCTCACAAAGAATCCATTAGGTATCGAAAGTTTAGCATACAAAGGTTATGAAGACCCAAAAGAAATTCTTCAATACATTCGAGATTATATAGATTACGATAAAATGTACGACAAAAATCTTCATCGTAAAATTATGATGTTTTATGAAGCAATGGGTTGGTCAAAACCTGTAGATAAAAAATTTACATTAGAGAGGTTCTTTTGATTAAGATATTTTATAATTCAATGATAGCTTGTAAGCATTGTCAATATGCTGTTTCTTTTATGGAAAGATATAAGTTTGAATATAAAACGATTGATATATCTCAACCTGAAAACAACGAAGAGTATCAGAAAGCAGAAGACACTTTACACGAACTTAAAGAAGATATCGGAATACTTCCTTTTGTAATGATTAATGATGAAAACGGATTTACAGGGTTTCCATCTACAGAAACAGAATTTGAAGTTTTAGAATATTTACGACAATTAAATTAAACGAAAGAGGTTATAAATGAACATAACATACTTAGATAGTTTTATATCAAAATACCATCTTGGTGGATTGATTTCAAATACTATTTGGAAAATAAAAGATAATACATTGAGTACTACTTTTACTACTGACGGTAAAGAAATGTTGGGTACGGTAAAATTCAATGATTTTAAAGAACCGGATGCAGAGTTAGGCATCATCGATACAGAGAGATTAGTTAGAATGTTATCAGTATTGAGTGGTGATTGTAATTTACAATATCAAAAAGTAGATGACAGAATAGTATCTGTAATGATGAAAGATTCAAATGCTGAAGTTAAATTTACTCTTGGTGATTTGAGTGTGTTTCCTCAACAATCAAGTTTGAAACAGGTACCTGAGTTTGAACTTACAATAGATGTTAGTAAAGATTCAGCATCTTCTTTTGTTACAGGGTGTAATGCTATTTCAGAAAGTAATCATTTTACGATTGTGGGTAGTGAATTTATCATCAATTATGATAAAACTAAAAACGTAGATATGATAAGAGTTCCTGTAAAAGTTGTTAGTGGAATTGAAGCAGAAGAAAAATCATTTTCATCTGAACATATGAGTAAAATAATATCTGCTAATAAAGATGCTGACAGCATTTCTGTTGCAGTTAGTAATGCGGGACTTATGAGATGTATATTTACATCTAAAGAATATACTTCAGAATATTATCTCGTGGCTTTGGATAAGTAATGGCTAAAACAAACACACTTTGGGTTGAGAAATATCGTCCTGATGTTCTTGATAATTACATTGGGAATGAACATCTCAAGAAACAGATATCTAAAAACATAGAAGAAGGCGACTTGCCTCATTATTTGTTTCACGGACAAGCAGGTACAGGTAAAACTACACTTGCAAAGATTCTTGTAAAGAATATTGATTGTGATTATTTATACATCAATGCTTCAGATGAGAACAATGTAGATAATATCAGAACTAAAGTTAAAGGTTTTGCTATGACATATTCTACAGCAATATCTAATATTAAAATTGTAATATTAGATGAGTGTGATTTTATGTCTGTTAATGCACAAGCGGCGTTGAGGAATCTAATGGAGTCTTATTCGGCTCATTGTAAATTCATCTTGACTTGTAACTATAAAGAAAAAGTAATTGACCCTTTACAAAGTAGATGTCAAGATTATGAATTGATTCCACCCAACAGGTCTGAAGTCGGTAAACATTGTGTACAAGTTCTTGAACAAGAAAACGTAGAATACGATGTAGAAACTATTGCTACAATCATAGATGCTTGTTATCCTGATATCAGAAGAGTAATTAACTATCTTCAGAAACAATCTATTGATGGTAAGTTAAATTCAGATGTAGAAGAATTACAAGATTCAGATTACAAGTTGAAACTCGTTGAATTGTTAGGTGATAAATCACAGAACAAAAAAGATGCCTTTGTATCTATACGTAAATTATTAATGAAGAATAAAGTTAGAGACTTTACTCCGTTGTTTAGTTTGTTGTATGATAGATTGGATAAGTTGACAAACGAGAATGGCAAGAAAGCTGAGTTGATTTTATTATTAGCACGTTATCAGAATATGGATAGTATGGCAGTTGATAAAGAAATTAATATAATGGCTATGTTTGTAGAAATGTTGGGAGTGTTGAAGTGACGGTCAAAAGTTTTTATGACTTTTTGAAACGATTAACAAAGTTTGGTTATCATCATAATGAAAACTTTTGGAACTCACTTGATGACACTAAAAAAAAGTATAGTCAATATATGATAAATCGGTACTTATCTATGGAGCCCGACTTTATCACATTAGTAAATGACATACAAATAATGCAAGGTTCGTCAAAACTAAAAGACAAGTATCACTTTTTATTGTGGTCAGAGTTGTTGCCGAACAAATCAATTTTTTTTAAATACATAGGTAAGGATAAAAGTATGAATTGGCCTAAACAATGGATAGAGATAGTATCTAAACACTTTGAGATTTCTATGACAGAAGCACACGATGCTATGGAAATGTATATGGTATCTGAAGGTGGTAAATTAGAACTATATGAAGTACTAACAAGATACGGCATAGCCGCGAAAGACATACGTAAGGTATATGATTATGAATCTTAGAAATTTACAAGCAAATGAAGGTTACAGAAACTTTCACGAAATGTTGATGAAAGAGTTAGAGTGGGGAATCAATACAGATACAAACACTTTATACTTGGCAGGTGATATAGGTGGAGAGACTTTACATTCAGGTGCGATACATATGGACATATTACATAGATTTAATCCTAAAGCAGATATAAATCTAAACATCAATTCATTTGGTGGTGATACATATGCTATGTTTGGACTTATAGATAAGATGAGAAGTTTACCTGTAAAGGTAAATACTATTTGTCTTGGTACTTGTATGAGTGCAGGAGCAGTAATACTTGCTTCAGGAACAGGGAAACGACAAGCACATAAACATTCAAGTATAATGGTTCACGATGGTCAGATTGGTATACAAGAAAAAGTAGCTGACTTTCAAAGAGCATCAGAACACTTCAAGGACTTAACGGATAGATGTAATAAATTAATGGCAGAAGTTACAAAAAAAGACTTTGAATATTGGGAAAATATTAATAAATTTGATAGTTACTTGACCGCCGAACAGGCACTTGAAGTAGGAATAATTGACGAGATAATATGACACAACGAATCATAAAAAATTCTGCAGGAGTACCATTAGTATATCCTACTCAACCTGACTTACATATTAAGAATATTTTGAGTAGAGAAGAGTGTATGGAAATACGTAGGTTAACAGAAATATTTCCTGATGGTGGAGGTGCAGACCTCGTCAAGTTACGAAGACCTGACAAAGGCTTGTATGAAGTTGATAGACAATATTGGTCATTTAAAGAGTTCCCTCACTTTTTTGAAAAACTAAGAAAAAAGTTAGAATTTTACTACGAAACAAATATTCATAAACCACGGTATTGGCACATAATGAAATACAGAAGACCGGGTGATGGACTCTCGTGGCACGCAGAAGGTAGAATTAGTTTTGTATCATTTTCTATTAATTTAAGTGACTCTGATGAACACGATGGTGCAGACTTTCAACTTAAATCTGACCCAAATTTAAAATTAGGAATGGGTGATGGTGTCGCATATTCAGGACATTCTACACATCAAGTAAGTCCTTTAGTGAGTGGTACAAAATATAGTATTGTAGCTTGGTTTCAAGATGATTCAAGAGTAGAAAAATTAAAAGAACCTTTCCCTTATAAAGATGAAAAATTTAAAAAGTAATGGAGTTAATATGCCTAAAACAATAAAAGAAGCTAGCACTAAAAAAGTGTATAAAGATAAATCAGATAGTGATATTGTGACACTAATGGAAAAAGAATGGCCTGAGATGACTGCTGAGTTCAAAAAATTACAGAGAGAACAATATGAATTGTTTTGTCACAAACAACACGATTATGGTCCGGGTAATATTTCAGTTGGTACACAATTAAAAACACCTGAAGAAATAAAGTTATCACTTACAGGTCTTTGGTTTCGTATGAACGACAAACTACAGAGAGTTAAAACTCTTATAATGACAGGTCGTGATTCAGCAGTAAAAGATGAACCTCTTGAAGATGCTTATCTTGATGTTTCAAACTATGGAATAATGGCGACACTTGTTGGTCGTGGAAAGTGGGGTAAGTAATGAGTACATTAGAATCGTGGGGCACATTTTTAGCTATAATGTTTTTAGTATGGTCTACTGATATAGTAGATTGGTTAGCAGATAAACTTGAAGAAAGATTCAAAAACAAATGAGACAAGTAAGTTATAGTCAATATTCACTTTGGAATCAATGTCCTTATCAGTGGAAGTTACAATACGTAGACAAGATTAAAACAAGTGAACCTTCGATACACACTATCTTTGGTAGTGCTATGCACGAAGTAATTCAACTTTATCTTGGTTGTATGTATAACTTTACTGCTAAAGAAGCAGACCAACAAAACTTAGAAGATTTACTAAGACGTAAAATGAAAGAGTTTTACGATAAAGAAATAGTAGAAACTGAAAAGTTACACTTAGTAAAAAGAGAAGATATGGTTGAGTTTTATGAACAAGGATTAGAGATAATAGATTGGTTCAGAAAGAAACGTAACCAATACTTCAGTAAAAGAAATTGGACACTTCTTGGCATAGAAGAAAGATTGGCTATACCTATACGTGGTGATTTACACTTTCTTGGATTTCTTGATGTAGTAATGAAAGATGAGATAAGTGGTAAGATAAAAATCATTGACATCAAGACAGCAACAATGGGTTGGAATAAATATCAGAAAGCAAATGCTGTAAAGAGTGACCAATTATTATTGTACAAAGAATACTATTCGAAAAAACATAACGTTCCTGTAGAAATGATTGATATCGAGTTTTTAATCTTCAAAAGAAAGTTGTATGAGAATTTAGACTTTCCTCAGAAGAGAATACAAAGACACGTTCCTGCTAATGGTACTCCAAGTATGAATAAGATGAGAGCAAGATTTGAAGAGTTCTTAGATTCTTGTTATGATGAGTCCGGGCAGGTTAAAAACATAGAATACAAAAAATGTGTAGGAAAATGTAAAGCATTTACAAAGTGTAAAGATTTATGATTAAAACAAAATTTAAGACTAATAAACGAACATTTATTAATGGTGATGTTATTTACTTTATAATAGATAATGAAGACTCTTTCTTAGGTATGCGAGCAAAAACTCTGATGACTAAGGAACCTGAAACTATTACTTGGTTAGATAGAATGGAAGAAGACGATGTGTTGTGGGATGTTGGAGCTTGTGTCGGAAGTTATAGTATTTATGCTGCAGTTAGAAGAGGTGTACAAGTTGTAGCATTTGAACCCGCAAGTTATAACATTAATGTTTTAGAACAGAATATACTTTTAAATAAAGTATCTGATAAGATTACATCTTTTCCTATGGGGATAGGTAGTGAGTTTGCTTACACTACTCTAAATCATTTAAATAATGCAGACCCAGGAAGTAGTGCCAATGAAATAGAAGTAAGTGCAATGTCTAAACATAGATTAGGTGTTTGGTATAAATCGGGATGTGTAGTTGATAGTATCGATAATTTAGTAAAACAAGGTTTGACATATCCAACACACTTGAAAGTAGACGTTGATGGTGCTGAACCTGATGTAGTAGCAGGTGCTTTAGAAACTATACCTAATTTGAAGTCACTATTAATTGAGTTGTTCCCTAACCCTCAACATAAAAATTCTTCATATTATAGATACAGAAAACAACATCAGCAAATAATAGAAGATATAAAATCTATGGGTATGGTATTAGATGAAGAATTATATGAAGTATCAGCAAAACGTATGGACAGACCTAATTCAAGGTTTAAAGGTCAGAGAAACTATATATTTTACGGAGAAGATTATGCAGTATAGAGATGTTAAAGTTAGTATCAGAATGTTTTTAGATGACTTTATTGATGATTCAAAACCACTCAGAGATTATGTTATTTACTATTTACAAAAAGTAGAACAAACTTTAAAGTTAAGAGTACATCACGTTTTTGTATATGATAAAGTTGAAACAATAAAAGTCAAAGAATTTTCTGATTTTATAACAGATAAATTAACACATAAAACAGAGATAATACCTATAGAAAAAGTTAGACCGCAAGACCATATATGGATGAATTTATTACCTGAAAAACATAGAGACTTAGGTCAATATACATATGCTTCTTATTATAAAGAACCTGCAGATATATTTGTTGGCTTGAAAGCATTCAACGATGCGGCCGTTTTTGTAACATCACCAAAGCCGGAGAAAAATGTCAAAGATTAAGTGTGCTATTATTGGTAGCAGAGAATACACAAACAAAAGAAAGATACAAGAGTTTATTTATAAACTAAAAGAAAAGTATAATGGAGAAGTTATAATTGTTTCAGGCGGTGCAAAGTATGGTGCTGATAAATATGCAAAGAGATATGCTTTAGATTTTGATTTAGAGTATCACGAGTTTCCACCATATCACGAACCATATAATTTACATTGTGTATTAGAAAGATTTTATTATGGTAGACCATATAACGTTGGTAACTATCATAGTCGTAATAAAAAGTTAGTTGAACATTCAGATATGGTAATAGCATTTGTTCCTACGAATGTAACTAACGGAACAAAATCTGCTTTAAAGTATGCTGAAGAATTAGAAAAAAGTTTTGTAATAATCTCGGGTTAACATATATTTATATATAGATATATGAGAGAAATGTTATGCAAAAATCTGAATTAAAATTAACCTCGGTCAAAATATACAAACCACTTTATCATAAATTCAAAGTAAAAGCAATGGATGATGAGTTCACTTTACAAAAACTTGTAAACAGATGTATGGATTTATATATGAGCGACAATTCCTTTAAAGAAAAAATATTTGAATATAATAACTTAGCAGTATCAGGGAGTAGAAATCTATGAGAGATGAATTAATACAGGCGAGTGCTTTACAATTTAAAGCACATATAGAAAGACACAGAATGAACGTAGAAAATCTTTTAAATAATCCCGCAGGAGTTGCCGAACATCCTGATATAATGGAAACTATTGAAAAAGAAATTGATGTTATGTCTGAATACAATGACAAGTTGGAAATCTTAGAAAAGTTTTTTCCACTTAATAAAAAGATGAATGATAAAGAGGTTATAAATGGCTGATATAAAATTACCTAAATTAAAAAAGGTATCTGCTAAAGCAGAACCGTTATCTGATTTAAGAGGAAAGAGTCCATCAGGTAAGAAAAAGATATTATTATTTTCTGATGATTGTAGAATGGCATCAGGTGTAGGAGTTATGTCTTTAGAAATGATAAGACAAACTTGTCACAAGTATGATTGGATACAAGCAGGTGGTGCTATTAAACATCCTGAAGAAGGTCAAATATTTAATTGCTCTGACGACTTGAGAACAAAAACAGGTGTAGAAGATGCTAATCTAATTGTACATCCTATATCAGGATACGGAAGTGATACTTTAGTTAGAGAACTGATGAATCATTATCATCCCGATGCTATAATAATTTATACTGACCCAAGATTTTGGAGATTTATGTTTGATATGAGTCACGAGATTCGTTCAAGAATTCCAATTCTTTATTATAATATTTGGGATGACTTACCATATCCAATGTGGAATGAACCTTTCTATGAATCAGTAGATTGTTTGATGAACATAACAAAACAAACTTGGAATATTGTACGTAACGTTAGAAAGAATGTTCCTGTAAAAGATTGGCAGAATACACTTGTACCTCATGGTATTAATGAAAAAGTATTCTTTCCTATTGATTCTAAAAACAAAGAATCGTATGATAAAATGATGAAATGGAAAGACGACAATATCAGAAATAAAAATACTAAATTTGTTGTGTTGTGGAATAATAGAAACATACGTAGAAAACTGCCAGGTGATGTAGTATTAGCATATGCACATATGTTAAATAAATTATCAGACGAAGAAAGAAAAGATTGTTTGTTGATAATGAAAACAGCACCTGTTGATAATAACGGTACAGATTTAGTAGAGGTCGTTAGACATAATTGTCCAAACGCTGAAGTTATGTTTATACCACAAAGATTAGATGAAGATGATATGAATATACTTTACAATATATCTGATGTTACAATTAACATAGCATCTAATGAAGGATTCGGACTTGGTACAGCAGAATCATTAATGGCAGGAACACCGATTGTTGTTAACGTTACAGGTGGAATGCAAGACCAATGTGGATTTAGAAAAGAAGATGGTTCACTTTTAATGAAAGAAGATTATACAAAAGAGTGGGGTTCTAATCACGATGGTAGATATACAGAACACGGTGAATGGGTAAAGCCTGTTTGGCCTGCATCTCGTTCATTACAAGGTTCACCACAGACACCATACATATTTGATGACAGACCTAAATGGGAAGATGCGGGTGATAGACTATATGAGTGGTATAAGCATTCAGCTGAATACAGACAGAAAGCAGGTAAAGCAGGAAGAGAATATTGTTTGTTACCTGAGACTTCTTTATCAGCAAAGAATATGGGAAAAGCTTTTATAGAATCGATAGACACTACATTTAAAGAGTGGAAGCCGATTAAACAATTTCAGTTATACGAGGTTTAAGATGAGTAAATTAGTTTCAGTTATAGGACCTGTAGGTACTCGTAGTGGTTATGGTTCACACGCAAGAGATATAGTAATTTCACTTTTAGATTTAGGTTACCAAGTAAAGACATTACCTATCAGATGGGGCAACACTCCTCAAAATGCTCTTAATTCAGATGATGAAAGAGATAAAAGAATCATAGAAACATTGTCTATAGATGGTCGTATCGAAAGACAGCCTGATATACATTTTCACGTTAGTGTACCAACTGAATTTCAAAATATTGGTAAAGTTAATATAGGTGTTACTGCCGGAGTTGAATGGACACTACCTCATCCTAATTGGGTAGATGCGATGAATAGAATGGACTTGAATATAGTCCCTTCTGAATTTGTTAAGACGGTTATGGGTTCATCTTCATTTGATAAAAAAGATGAGAAGGGAAACAAAGCAGGTACAATTAAATGTAGTAAACCTATCGAAGTTTTATTTGAAGGATATGATGAAACTATATACAAGAAGACGGATGAGTATAGTGAAAGCATAGCAAATGAACTTGGTTCTATAAAAGAAGATTTTGCATATCTATTTACAGGACATTGGTTACCTGGTCCATTTGGACACGATAGAAAAGATGTTGCAAGTTTAGTCAAGACTTTTATAGAAACGTTTAAGAATACTGATAATGCACCCGCATTAGTATTGAAAACTTCAAGAGGCACACATAGTCCTATAGACAAATATGATTTAATGAACAGCATTAAAGAAGTAAAAGAACAATGTGTGTATAAGAAAGCTCCTTCTATTTATTTATTACACGGAGAGTTGTCTGATACACAAATGAATGAATTATATAATCACCCTAAAATAAAATCTATGGTTAGTTTTACTAAAGGTGAAGGATTTGGTAGACCCTTATTAGAGTTTAGTACTACAGGTAAACCTATCATAGCACCTAATTTTTCAGGTCACGTAGATTTTCTTGATAAAGAAATGTCTGCTATGTTGCCAGGAGCTTTAGTTGATGTGCATAAAGATTCTATACCTAAAGATTATATGTTTGAAGGTGCACAATGGTTTCAGGTAGATTTTGCGGCAGGTTCTCATTTTCTAAAAGACATATTTACTAACTATGATAAGTGGTTAACAAAATCATATGCTCAGAAGATTGCTAATGAACAATTTACACTAAACGGTATGACAGAAAAGTTGGCTAAGATAATTAAACCTTACGTAGAAAACATACCTGAACACGTAGCAGTTAATTTACCCAAGTTACAGAAAAAAGAAAATAGTGTGAAATTACCTAAACTTAAAAAGGTGAAATAGTAAATGGAAAAGAAAACAACTTGTCCTACTTTCAATGGTGATAATCATTCTTGTTTTGTAGAAGTTACGGACGAAGGATTCGAATCTTATATTTGTTTTGATTGTGGTTATACTTCTAACTCAGCACTTAAATTAAATGAGTGTGATGAAGAGACACAAAATTATACATCATTGGTAAAACAATTAAAAATAGAAGACAGAGAACGAGGATTAGAATGGTATCCTTCTTTAATTAATATGGGAGCTATGGGTATGATTTATCCTGAAGGTGAACCTGAGTTATGGTACTACAAAGTTGCCAAAGTAAAAGAGATACCAAAAGACCAAAGAAAGAACTATCCTAAACCTGATGGTGGTTACTATGAAACGTTTCTTGATGTCGATGGTGCAGAATCATTTAGTAAATATGAATTTCTTGATGCTTGTAAATCATTAGGAATAACACAACACGTAGATAAATCAAATGGCAAGACAACCATATAGTTGGGGTAAAGTTGAAAGAGGAGATATAGTATCTTTCAGATATCAAGGTAGTGATGGTCGTTCTACAAAACGAAGTGTTATTGTACTTGAAAAGAGATTGAAACATCCTAATTCAAAGAACCTCTTACTACACGGATACCAATTAGATGTAAGAAATGTTCCTGCTATTCGTTCTGAATCTGCATTGATAGATTTATTTGAAAAGATTGGTACTATAAAAGAAGTAGATAAAAAAGATAATATTATAAAGATTTTAGTTGAAGGAAGAAGTCCTCAAGTGTACTCAAGAACACGAGCTTTGATTAAGAAATATGGGATTTACAGAACATATTATTATGATAGAGCATCACGAGGTCAAGTCTTTCTCGAACCCGTAAAAATAGAACCTGAAGTATTGGATGCGATATTATGATTAGTTATGCGATAACATCTCACAACGAGACTTATGAATTAAAAAGATTGCTTGATGAGTTAATGAATTGGAAAATTCAAGATGAAGATGAAGTAGTTGTACTTGATGACTTCAGCTATGATAGTCACTTGGATATGTTGAAACCTTATATTGATTGTGGATTTATAGATAAATTTGAACAAAAAAAATTAAAAAAAGATTTTGCTTCTCATAAAAATTACTTAAATTCTCTATGTACAAAAGACTATATTTTTCAATTAGATGCAGATGAGATACCTCAAGACACACTAATAGGAAATATCAAGGCTTTGATAAATGCTAATCCTACGGTAGAGATGTTTTGGATACCGAGAATAAATACCGTAGAAGGAATAACAGAAGAGCATTGTAAAAGATATGGATATAGATTAGATGAGAAGGGTAGGATAAATTTTCCTGACCCACAAGCAAGATTATACAAGAATGATAAAAGAATTAAATGGGTAAAACCTGTACACGAAATACTGACAGGTGCGAAGGTAACTACAGCATTACCATTTGAAGATGAGTTTTGTTTATTACATACAAAGACTATTGAAAAACAAGAACAACAAAATAAATTCTATAACGAGGAGATAAGTGGAATAAAAGTATGAGAATATTAATAACAGGAGTAGCAGGTTTACTTGGTAGTAGATTAGCTGATTGGTTCGCAACTAATACAGATGATATAATCATAGGTGTTGATGACTTGAGTGGTGGTTACATTGATAATGTACATAGAGAAGTTCAATTTCATCAATTTGATTTAGCAGATAATAGTAAGTTAGAAAAGTTATTCGAAACAGCAAGACCTGATATAGTTTATCACTTTGCCGCATATGCCGCAGAAGGATTGAGTCCTTTTATGAGGTCTTTTAATTATAAAAATAATTTGATGTCTACATCAAAAGTAATAAATGCTTGTATAAATTATGATGTACAGAGACTCGTTTTTACTTCTACGATGGCAGTTTACGGACACGGAAATCCTCCGTTTGATGAATCACATACTCCTACTCCAATAGACCCTTATGGTGTAGCAAAGTATGCTTGTGAAATGGATATTCAAATCGCAGGTGAACAACACGGATTAGATTGGTGTATTATTAGACCACATAATGTGTATGGTGAGAAACAAAACATTTGGGATAGGTACAGAAACGTATTAGGTATTTGGATGTATCAATATATGAATGACCAACCTATGACTATTTTTGGAGATGGTGAACAAAAGAGAGCATTTAGTTATATCGGTGATTGTTTAGAACCTTTATATAAAGCAGGAGTAGATGAAAGAGCATCTAAAGAGATAATTAATCTTGGTAGTGGTACGTTCTATACTATTAATGAAGCAAACAATGTATTGATGGATGTTATTCAAGGTGGTAAATCAGTTCATCTTGAACCGAGACACGAAGTAAAGAACGCACATCCTACGTGGGAAAAGTCTATGGAACTTCTTGACTACAAAGACACTACAGACTTAGAACTTGGTCTAAGTAATATGTGGTCTTGGGCACAAGAACAACCAAATAGAAAAAGACAATCTTGGGAAATCTATGAGGTCGAAAAAGGCATTTATGATTTTTGGAAAAATTAGTAGGAGACTTTGATGGTTAGTATAGAAAATTTTGAAAGTAAATTTAGACAAATAGGAAACTCAGCTAAGTGGAGAGAACTACAAAAAGCATTTAATGAAGCTGAACATATATTCTTGTTTGGACACGGTGGTAATCTTGGAGTAGCAGACCATGGTGCTATTGATATGTCAAGACTAACTGATAAGAATGTAATTGCACCGGGTAGTGGTACTTTAGTTACATCTATTATTTCAGATGAATCTTTTGAAACTTGGCTATCAAAATGGTTAGAGTTACGTAGTAGAGGATTAGATAAATCTAAATGTTTGGCAATAGGTATAAGTTGTTCGACAACAGGTGCGTCTTCTAATTCATTAGTAAATGGACTAAATTGGTCTGTGGACAATAATATTAATAGTTGTTTATGGAGCGCACAACCGAAAGAAGGATTAGACGAAAGAATTATTCCTATTAGTTTTGATGTAATAAATTATCATACATCAGAAATAATATCATTAGCATTGATTTATGAATTGATACACGGAGCAGGATTTAAATGTCCGACAATAGCAGGTAAAGCTCAAGACAGACGATTTGAAGAATTAGGTATAGAATCAGAAGTAAATACAGATATTTCTAATTTAAATGTTCCACCAGGATTTGAAAATGAATTGAAAAATATAGCTGTAGATTTTGATGGTGTGATTCATAGTATGGATAAAGGTTGGTACGATGGAACTTGTTATGGTGAACCAATACGTGGTAGTTTAGAAGCACTAAAAGAATTATCAGAGAAATGGAATATAATAATATTCACAGCAAAAGCAAGACCTGATAGACCATTAGTTAATGGTAAAACAGGAGTTGAATTAGTTGAAGAATGGTTAGAAAAATACGATGTTAGACAATATGTAGATTATGTTACTTGGGAAAAACCAAGAGCAGAATACTATATTGATGACAGAGGAATTACTTTTAGAGATAATTGGAATGCTATTTTACAGGAGGTTATGAGTGAAAACAAATAAACTAACAGCAGTTATACCGGTTAGAAAAGGTTCACAAAGAGTTAAAAATAAGAATTTAAAACCATTTGCAAACACGACTTTATTAGACATAAAAATTGAAACTCTGAAGAAAGTTGCGGGGTTGGATGAAATAGTTGTGACGAGTGATTCAGACAAAATGTTAGACATAGCTCGTAAACATAATGTAACTGCACATCGTAGAGAAGATTATTATGCGAGTAGTGAAGTGAACAATAGTGATTTTATGGTAAATTTAACTACTGCAGTTGATAGTGAATACATTATGTATTCTCCTTGTACATCACCATTACTTAGTAGTGAAACTATAAGTGAATGTGTATCAAGATTTAGAAATGGTGCAAGAAATATAGTAACGGTAACATCACAAAAACATCATATGTGGTTAGATGGGAAACCACTAAATTACAATCCAAGTGATGCACCAAACTCACAAGATTTACCTGATATTTATTCTGTAAATTATGGATGTTGTATTCTATCTTGTGAAGACTTACACGAGTTTAGAAATGTAGTAACTGATGAACCTACGTTTCACGTTACGAATGAAGTTGAATCAATAGATATAGATACTGAATTTGACTTTATGATTGCAGAACACATTTGGAGAAAATATGGCAAATAAGTTATTGAAAGAATTAAAAGATGTACATTCAGGTGAAGACATTTGGATAGTTGGTGGTGGCTCTTCTATGAATTTTGTAGACCCTTCTTTCTTTGAAAACAAAATAACAATGGGAGTTAATCAAACTTATGAAAAATATCCTTGTGATTATATTGCCGGAAAAGATTTAAACGTAAAAGTACGATGGGATAAAACTATTGTAGATTTACACAATCATCCAAAGATTAAATTTTTATATAGTAAATACTTTAAAGGTTATGTAGACAAAGGTGAGAACGAGTGTCCGGATGGTGATAATTTTTATATGTGGGAAAACGGACCCGCTAATGAACAATCGACACTTGATAATATAGGAACAGACTTAATGATTTGTATTAGGACTACTATAAACACTTGTATGAACATCGCTGCTTATATGGGCGCTAAGAATATAATTGTTTGTGGAAATGATGTTGGTAAGATTGACGGAAAATTATATTATGATGGTTACGTTAAACCACATTGGCCTGATGCAAGTAATTGGAGTGGAATAGAACGTTGGCTTTATCTAACTGACCAAAACACGATAGATATTAAAAATAGAATACAAGAGGTTTATGGATGTAATATACATTCTTTAAATCCATTTATTAATTTTAAATTAGAAGGTCATAGATATGAGCCTACCAACTAAAACATTAGCAGTTATATACAATCACAATCTTCCCGAGATGACAGATAAATTATGGGAAGAATTAAAACCATATGAAAGAGATGATTATGATTTAATTCTGATTGATAATGGTTCTCGTGAAGATGGTAAGTCAAAGTATACAACACACGAAACAGGTCAGAATACATACTTTGGTGGTGCTCTAAATATAGCATTAGATTTCTTCACAATGTCTGAACAATACGATAGTCTTTTATCATTGAACAATGACTTAGTCCTTCAAGGAAATAACTTTGTAAGAACACTCAGAGAAGAAATGTTTTACAAAGACTCATTGACTTATAAAATAATATCTCCTTCTGTTCTACAAGTTGAGAATCAATGTAAATGGAAATATATGCATTGTTGGAATAGTAATGAGATTCGACAAGTAAAATGGGTAGACTTTCAAGCACCATTAATACACAAAGATTTTATTAGAGTGTATCCTCAGTTTCCTGATGAGTTAGTTTATGGTTGGGGTCAAGATGTTTTATCAGGTATCTTATGTGAAAAACAAGGATGGAAAGTTGGAGTAGTAGATAGATGTCCGTTAATACATCATTCAGCACATACTTACAAAAGTGGTGTTAGTGATTTAGATTTACAAACTTATTGTCAAAATGCTGAACAAGGAATGTTTGGATATATGCAGTCTAACGGATTGATGGAAAAGTTTTTAGAGTTTAGAGAGTTATCAGCAAACTATGTCTATGAATAAAAATGTAGTTGTAATTACAGCAATGAAAGGTCTTGTAGATATTGACTACAAACCCTTCTGTTTAAACACTTGGAATTATTGGTGTAATAAAAACAATGTAGACTTGATGGTATTAGAAGAACCATTAATGGATACTACTATATTGAAACCTACTTGGCAACGATGGTACATTTGGAAGATATTAGAAAATAGTGATTTGGAATATGATAAAGTTGCTTTAGTTGATGTTGATACTATGGTCAAATGGAACGCACCAAACTTCTTTGATTTAGTTGATTCATTTAGTGCCTGTCCTGATAATGATAATATTGGTTGGGTACAAGAAAGTATACAAGGATATAAAAAGTTTTTTGATAGAGAGTTAGATTGGGAAGAGTATTTTAATTGTGGATTTATTGTTATGACCAAAGAGCATAAATCATTATGTGATAAGTTCATAGAATTTGAATCTCAAAACAGAGAAGAACTTATTAATCTACAAAATACAATTAGTAAAGGAACTGACCAAACACCAATAAATTACTTGACAAGAATAAATAATAGTGTTAAATTCTTACCTAAGAAATACAACCTTACCCATCTTTACAGGAAAGAGTTGTTAAAAGATTTTATGTTTGTTGATGCTGGATATGTTTGGCACTTTAATGGATTTGATAAGTCTATGCGTTATGGTTTAATGGAAGAGACTTGGAACAGGATAAAAAATAATTATGAAAACTAAATTTGCGATAGGGTGTCTTGTACAATGGTATGAGATAGAGATAGTTGGAGAGTATATAGAAAGTTTAAAAAGATGTTTGAATCATCAAGACGGAGAACCTGTTGATGTACACTTTACTTTTAATATCAATCAGAAGTTAGAAAAGATAGATACTTCATTGATGACGATTGATAAATTAGTAGAACGATTTGAAGATATGATGAGTGAGTTCCAAGAGTTGAATTGTTATCTTACTTATGAAATAAATGAAGATTTTACTACTATAGCATATTACAGAAGATGGTTCTTAGAAGAATATTGTGATAAAGCTGAAGTTCTTATACAGGGTGAAACTGATGCACTTATGCCTAAGTCAATGTTTACAATATTAGATTCTTTACATCAACAAGTTAAAGACCAAACTCCTAAATACATTTCTACATTTGGTATAAATAAGATGTGGGATGATTCTTGGAAACCATTAGAACACGTAGAGTTTACAGACAAACCATTCATAGAAGCAGATACAAAAAATTGGTGGAGTATACCTTACACAATGAATATAGAAGAGATGGATGCTTTCAATGATAAGGTAGAAGATTTACAAGTTACTAATATCAAACCACATAAGTTTAATGGTTGTGGATTTATAATAAGTTCAGAAGCAGTTAAGGCAGGTGTTAACATACCTAAAGGAACATTCTTTATTGATGATACAGCATTAGGTCAGATGGCAAAAAGAGTATTACCTGATATGCCACAATATCATTTTAAAAATATATTAATTGTACATAATAGAAAACATCCTAAGAAACGTTCTTGGGTATTGGATGAGGCTGACATAGAATACATAGATGATAAAAGACTTAAAGGACAGAATTGGTATCACATTGCTAATGAGATGTGTAAAGTAAATGATGCAAATATTTTTAATCCTAATTTTAAATGGTACACTTGGGACGATGTTTGGAGTGAAGTAGAAAAACAGGAGTCGAAATGAAACGAGCATTAATCACAGGTATTAATGGAATGGATGGAAGTCACTTAGCTGACTTTTTATTAAAAAAGAATTATAAAGTATTTGGGATGGAGAGAAGAACTTCAAGTCCTAACAGAACTAATACAAGACATTTAGAAAATGAGATAACATTTGTCAATGGTGATTTGACAGACCAAAATTCATTAGTTAGATGTCTAAGAGAATCAAATCCTGATGAAGTTTATAACTTAGGTGCGCAATCATTTGTAGGTGAGAGTTGGAACACACCTGAACAAACAAGTGATGTTACAGGAATGGGTGCATTGAGAATGTTAGAAGCAATCAGAGAGTATGGCAAAGATGTCAAATTCTATCAAGCATCTACATCTGAAATGTTTGGTAAGATGATAGAGAATCCTGCTAACGAAGACACTCCTTTTTATCCACGTTCACCGTATGGTGTTGCAAAACTATATGCTCATTGGATGACTAAAAACTATAGAGAGTCTTACGATATGTTTAATGTAAGTGGTATATTATTTAATCACGAATCAGAACGAAGAGGTGTTGAATTTGTAACAAGAAAGATTACTAATGGAGTTGCAAAAATATACTTAGGACATACAGACCATATAAGTTTAGGTAATTTAGATTCGTTAAGAGATTGGGGATATGCACCTGACTATGTTGAGTCAATGTGGAAAATGATGCAACACGATTCGCCTACAGATTTTGTAGTAGCAACAGGAACTGCTCATAGTATAAGAGACTTTTTAGATATAGCTTTTAGATGGGTTGGTATAGATAGTTGGCAAAAACATATCAAACAAGACCCGAGATTTATGAGACCTGCTGAAGTAGATGTGTTGAGAGGTGACTCTTCAAAAGCACGTTATTTATTAGATTGGCAACCAAAGACTTCTTTTGAAGATATGGTAACAAGAATGGTTGACAATGACGTTAGGAGACTACAAAATGGAGCATAAAATAACTACTACAATTTCTACGAATAATAATTTAGATTACTTAAAGTTAGCCGTTAAGTCAATACGACAAAATGCCTATTATAAAGATATGCCTATAATAGTACACGCTGAAAATTGTAATGATGGAACTGATAATTGGTTAGATTCTAACTATAGAAAATTAGATATAGAATATTATATTGACCACAATGATGACCCAAAAGGAATCGGTGGCGGTATGAATTTTTGTGTTGATAAAGTGAAGACAGAATTTGTGAATATTATTCATTCAGATATGTGGATAGCACCTAATCAAGATTTAGAGTTGTTGAAATTATACGATAACTTGAAACCGGATGAAAGATTGATAGCATCATCATTTAGAATACAACCAAAAATATTTACAAACGACCCTGACTACAGACCAGGAACGGTATTTGTAGATGTTGACGAGTTTGGAGCATATGCTGAAAACTTTGATGGGAGTTCGTTTGACCAATGGGCTACAGAATTTTCTAAGATGAATGATTCATTAGAAGTTGTCAAAGCAGGAGGAGCGGGATTCTTTTGTAAAGTAGAAGACTATAAATGGATAGGCGGTAATGATGATTTGTTTAGACCCGCATCGTGGGAAGATAAAGATTTGTTTATTCGTATGCAGTTAGAAGGTTATAAGTTCAGAATGGTACCTCAATCAGTTCTATGGCATTTCTCTGCTCGTGGTAGTCACTTTAGAGATGAAGCAAAAGATAAATTTTATATGAAGTCAAAAAGACAACAAGAAGCAGAACAAGTTAATATACAGAAATTCGTGAATAAGTGGGGAAAGTTACCTGAAGAAGATGAAGCAACTTTTGTCAAACCAATAGAAGGTACAAACGTGCCGACAAGAATAGAGTGGAAAACATATGAAGAATAAAAGAATATTAATAATAGGTGGTACAGGTGCATTGGGTAGAACACTTGTTAAACGATATTATGATAATAATGATGTGATTGTTTTGTCACGAGATGAACATAAACATCATAGTCTAAAACAAGTATATCCTGATATCAAGAATATGATTGGTGACATAAAAGATAAAAATTCTATCAAAAATTGTTTGATAAGATTCAATCCTGGAGTTGTAATAAATGCGGCCGCACTAAAACACGTTCCTATATGTGAAGATGACCCTTTCGAAAGTGTAAAGACAAACATAGTAGGACATCAAAATGTTATAGAGGCTGTAACTGAAGTTGGTAACGTAAAAGATTTAATATTTGTATCGACAGACAAAGCTTGTAATCCTATAAACGTGTATGGTATGTGTAAGTCAATATCAGAGAGACTTTATATTGAGTATGCTAAACAACAAAAAGATATGAAAGTGATGGTAGTTAGATATGGTAACGTTTTAGAATCTACAGGTTCGGTTATTCCATTCTTTAAAAAACTATTGAATGATGGAGTTGATAATCTTCCAATTACAGATGTTCGTATGACAAGATTTGTATTGACTTTAGATGATGCTGTAGACTTAATCAATTGGACTTATTACAATGAAAACTCACACGGAAAGATTGCAGTTCCTAAAGTCAAATCTGTAAAAGTCACAGATATAGCAAAGTCACTAATTTATATGTATGACAAAACAGGTAAAGTTGGATTGATTCCGATTGGAATCAGACCTGGTGAAAAATTACACGAAGAGATGGTATCAGCTGAAGAATGGAGAAGAGTTGAAGAACTTGATAATTTCTTTTTAATTACAGATGACTTTATAAATGAAGAAATGAAAACTTATAATTCTTTAGATTCATTAATAGATTCAGAAGATGTATATGATTTTTTAACTGAACACGGAGTAACAAAGTGAAAATATTAGTATTAGGACATAAAGGGATGTTGGGTAATGCTGTATCAAAATATCTGAGTAATTCTTTGAATCACAAAATTGTACATATTGAAGAACATTGGCCATCACCTGAATTTAAAGAAAAGATAGGAGCTTTTGATGGTAATTTTGTAGTAAATTGTATTGGACATATACCACAAAAACACGTAGCAGAAGAAACATCTGATTTGAGAATAAATTATGAACTACCTATTTGGTTAGATACATATGAATGGAAACAATGGGTGAGAATAATACATCCAGGAACTGATTGTGAAATGGATGATGACTTCTATGGTAAGTCAAAAAAGATAGCATCTGATTATATAAAAGCTCATGGTCGAAGAACTATAATAATTAAAACTTCTATTATTGGACACGAATTAAATGGACAAACAAATAGTTTATTAGGATGGTTTTTGAATGAAGAATCTGTATATGGATTTTCACAAGCTCTGTGGAATGGAAATACTACTTTAGAGTGGGCTAAGTTTTGTGAGCAACTAATGATTGATGATTTAGATTTGTATCCAATAGAGAATGTATTACACTCACAATGTATTTCTAAGTATGAGTTATTGTTAGAGATAAACAGAGCATATGATAAAGAGATTGAAGTAAAACGTAATGATAAAGATATGCCTAATAAATGCTTGACAGGTGGTTATGATATGAAACCGATATATGAGCAGTTAAAAGAGTTGAGAGAGTTTTATGATAATTGATGTCAAACCTGAATTTGGATATGAGTTAGCTTGTTCTATTCCATATGCTTATTATTTACATACAAAAGGTAAATTAGAAAAATGTATTATTCCAAAAGGAATGAAACCTTTTTACTATTTTTGTGATGATGTAGAAGAACGATATAATGAAAGAAGTGTAGACAACAGAACAAATGGTGTACAGAATTTACCCAACAAATGGATACATCACAATACACAAGCACACTTTGGCAAAAAGTATAGTGAACTTACTGAAGAAGAAAAAATGAAAGCAAATGCATGGTTAGATTATTCAGAGTGGACACCGCCACCATACAAAGAACATTATTACGATGCAGATTTAGATTTACCCGAAAAGTTTATAGTTGTACAAAATAGTTATAATTTAGAACATGGAGAAAAACCAATCGGTTATTTCGATATCAAGTGTTTGTATGAAATATTTAATTATCTTACAGATAAAGGATATTCGGTAATATACAAAAGACCAAGAAATACTGAATTTGTTATAGATATGAATGAATGGCAAGGTAGAGATATATCAGCTGATGTAGATGGCTTTGGAAAAATGACAGATTTTGAATTATGTGAACATTATTCTAACGTTTACAAGATTGACGATATAATTATTAATATAAACAAAAGTTACAATGAATCTCAACTTAAAATATTTAGCAGAGCAGAAGGGTTCTTTTCACGTGGAGGTGGTTCGAGTATACTATGTAGTTACTTCGGAAAGCCTGTGATTATTTACATAAATGCATCAGGAGATACAAGACCAGGATACTTTGATGAAAATTCATATTTCAATCAATTATCAGATGCGACTATACATCCTGTAGTAGATTTAAGAGATGATATTTTACAGAGAGGTTATCAAGACTATAGCAAAGTGTTACAACATATGAGAGAAATATTTTAATGGACTTTCACTTTTCAGTAGACGATGTATTTGATTCATTGTTCGATGAAACACATCCGTTGGTTCAGTTTGTAAATGAAATGGATGTTGTACATCCTGTAGACTTGTATTGTTTCTATCAAGATGGTGAGAAAACTTTATGTGATATTACTAACAATCATTTTAATGGTCACGTTGAATTTAATGTACACGGATTAGATAGAGAGACTCCGCCATATGTACAAGTTCCTGAAGAACAGAAATCTGTTTTTAATGACATTTATTATGAGTTTCAAAGAATTGGATATGAAAGAAGTAATCAAACACGTTTACATTATTTTTCTGAATCATATGAACTATCTGATTATTTTTTACAGAGAGGTGTAGATACGTTATTTACTACAGACAAAGACGCATTATTATGGAGACTACCTATTGAATTAAAAGAGTCGATGAGTGAAAAAGGTCAATGTAATTATCAAGGACTTAACTTTGTAAGAACATCACTTCGTACAGAAAATTTAGTTGGATTGGAACCTTGGGAAGTTGCAGATAAATTAGTAGAATTAGTGACTTCTAATAAACCGGTATGTGTGATGACACACGAATACGAATTAATGAGACCTCAAGTGAGAGAACTAACAAAATATGTAATTAATTTCTTAAAAGATATGGAGATATAATGAGTAAAGAACAAAAAGAGTGTAAAGACTTTAAAGATAATATTGATGGATTGACTAACAGATTGAATATCAATAATGGATACGGAAATAATGATTTACAATCTTGGTTAATGAAACAATTAAAAGTAAAAGATTCTGAAGATGTTTTAGATATAGGCTGTGGAGATGGTAGACATCTAAAAGAAATATCTTCAATGACAAGTGGACAATGTGTAGGGATTGATTATGATGAGAAAATGATTCAAAAATCAAAAGTAAATGTAGCTGATAATTTGAGTTATCATCATTTTAGTATGGATGAAATAAACACACCTTCTGCACCAATCGGTGGTGATAAATTTAATCTTATTTATTCACTATATGCTTTTTACTATTCAAAAGATTCGATTAGTTTATTAGAGTTATTGAAGAAAAGAATAAAAGAGAATGGAAGAATTGCAATCATTGGACCATATGGCGACAATAATAAAGATTGGTTCAAATTCTTAAATCAGTATGTAGAGTTAGATGATTCTATAATGAAATCTTCTTATTCTTTTATGGATGATGTTAGAAAGTTTGCATATGACAATTATCATTATGTTACAACCAATGACTTTATAAATACAATAACTTTGCCAACATACGAAGATTTGAAAACGTATTGGGAGTCTAATATTTATTATGATTCAAAATATGATGCAGATTTTGAGAAGTATGCTACTGAACATTTTGATAATAATGAAACTTTCAGTTATAACAAAGTTGCAAAGTTAGTTATGATGGAGGATATGAAATCGTGAAAGTAGGAGTAGTTGGACAGGGATTCGTAGGAACTGCTGTCTTCGAGGGTCTTAAAAAACATCACAAATTATTCTGTTATGATAAAGACACTCAAGTAAATGTAAAGAGACTCGGTGTTGCTAATTTACAAATATTAGCAGAGTATTCTGAAATTATTTTTGTATGTGTTCCTACACCGATGAAAGAAGATGGCACGTGTCACACAGGCTATGTAGAAGAAGTTGTAAAAGAACTTGATGAATATACTAACAACAAGATAGTAGTTATAAAGTCTACGATACCGCCGGGAACTACATCATTTTTAAATTATCAATATAAAAACAATACAATAATATTTAGTCCTGAGTTTCTTACTGAAGCAAATTCAATAGAAGATTTCAAAAATCAAACACGAATTATATTAGGCGGTGATAGAAATGGAACTGATAAATTAAGAGTTATGTTTAGTAAAGCATTTCCTACAGCACATATAATCAAAACAGATGCAACATATGCTGAGATGATAAAGTATCTTACTAATAATTTTCTAACCGTCAAAGTAGCATTTGCAAATGAAATGTATAAAGTATGTGAAAGACTACAAATAGATTATGACAAAATAGTTGAGTATGCTACACTTGATGAAAGATTAGGGCCTTCACATTGGCAAGTCCCAGGCCCTGATGAAGATTTTGGCTATGGAGGACATTGTTTTCCTAAAGATATAAGAGCTATGATATCTTTGACAGAAGAGTTACAGACTCCTAATCACGTATTACGAGGTGCTAAAGATACTAACGATGAAGTACGAATAAAAAGAGATTGGGAAGAGATGGAAGGACGTGCAGTAGTTAAAAAAGATGAAAATCAACTTTATCCTTGGCATAGAGTAGTAGAGGAGATTAGACCATAATGAATTTAATAAGTTTTATTCTACCAAGTAGAAACAATTTAAAATATTTAAAACAAGCATATCGAAGTATCAGAGAAAACTCTGAACATCAACACGAGATTTGTATAGCATCAGATGCAAGTACAGATGGAACGGTTGAATGGGTACAAGAGATAATGAAAGAAGATGAGAATGTAAAACTTCACATCAACGAAGGTCCTGAAAGACTTGGACACACTATTCTATATGATACATTAGTTTACGAATATGCTACTCACGATAGAGTAATGATATTTCACGCAGATATGTACTTATGTCCTAATGCTGACAATGAAATAGATAAATTATTAGAGCCAGGTAGAGTAGTTTCACTTACAAGAATTGAACCTCCTCTTCATCCTGATGGGCCTGAGAAAGTATTAGTAGATTTTGGCATCGAGCCTGAAGAGTTTAAAGAAGAAGAATTATTAAAATGGCTACAAGACGATGCTGATTATTCAGATGAAAAATATACTGATGGCATCTTTGCTCCTTGGTGTATAATGAAAGATGACTTTACACGAATACATGGACACGACCCTCTGTTCGCTCCTCAATCAAAAGAAGACTCAGACATATTCAACAGATTTATGTTAGCAGGATATGAGTTTATACAGACTTGGCAAGGCTATGTATATCATATGACTTGTAGAGGCTCACGATTCAAAGATGGCGCTAAGAGAAATCCTGATGGTCAAGTCTTTATGAAAAACAGAGAGTCTGTAGAATGGCTAAAACAGAATCTAAGAAGTACAAGAAACTTTATTAGAAAATGGGGCTCGATGGTTAATCATACTAATTTATTAAAGCCTATTATACCTCCTAAGTATGATATTGGATTCATCTTACATAATTGTACAGCTCCATTATTGTATGAGTTAGAGCCATATTGTAATCACGTATATCTAAAAGATGATTCTTTATTTAAAGATTATATTGAGAAAGAACAGCCTGATACTAATTACGATTTGGGTTCTAAATTAGCAACATTTGAAGTCAAACCATTCAATGATGTATTAATAGAGTTTGATGTTAGTATGTTAAACAATACAAACTTTACACAGATATTTCTACAGCTACCCAATATCTTACAAGAAAGTGGAGAACCTGATTCTGATTTTATATTAGATATTTTTAAAATAAAAACAAAAACACTTGACAATCAGGTGGATACGTTAGTAAATTCAGTATGTAAATGAGTGACGCTAAGAACATATCAGCCTCTTTCTATATGAAATTGACAGAAGATAAAGATTGGATAGAAATGGGTGAATTATCATTTGGCAAATTCTATTCATATGGAGGATTACAAATGTTACATAATTTTCTAATGATATGTGAAAAAAAGCCTGAACTCATCAGACAGATTCGAATAAGAGATGACCAGGGCTCAGAGTATACTGCTGATGATTTTATTACATACATAACTGACATAGAGGTAGTAGAAAATGGCTAATATAGATTGGGAAAAATATGAAGATGAAATGATGGAAGACTCATTCAGACAAAATATTAAAGTCAAACATAAAACTAAGAAAAAACAAAAGGAAAAGAAAAATGAGAAATCAAAAGATTTTGGCATTCGTAAAAAGCATAATTAGTCTTCCAATCTTATTTATGATAGGATGTGCAGATGTAGAAATGAATCAATCTGTATTAGAAGTAGAGCCATATTGTAATATGCCTGATATTGACAACGATGGAGTTTATGAACTTCAGATGAATAGAGAAAATTGGCAAACAATACATCCTATAGATTTTTTAGTAAAAGTAGATGGACATCTTGTAGAGTATGCTGATATTGATTTTAAGTCTAATTTATTTTGGAGTTTAAATGATACAATAGGCTATTTCACACATAGATGGCTAACTGATAATATGACATATAATACATACGATACAAGTTATGTAATAGGTGGAAGTCTACACGATTTAGTGCCTACAACAAACTACAGCAGTTTGACAGATGAAGATGGCACGACAAGAAATATGATAGCTCCTGTTCAATCTATGATAGGAGACACTTTAATTTTAGTATATGATGTGTATGTTAGTACATATGATGTAGAAGGGTTGATAGATACAATAAAAATAAGTTTGGAGTAAAAGATGGCAAAAGCAAAAAGTATAAATGTTAGAGTAGGCAAAGAAACAAAAGCTCGTAAGAAGACACGACAAGGACAGGGACGAGGCACTAAGTTTAGTACAAGAGTAAATTCGAAAAGATTCAAGAAGAAATACAGAGGTCAAGGGAGAGTTTGATGAAATGGGTCTTAATTAATAAAACAGATGAAGTAGTTGATGTAGTTGAAATAGCTTCCGGCGTGGGTGTCTCAGGCGCTAAAACTTATTTTAGAAAAAGAAAACAAATAGATGAAAAGTCTTTTGACAAACTTTGGAAAGTAAAAAGTCAAGAACAATATCACAGAGAATTAGAATTAGCTAATAGAGAAAATAAACAATACGAGTGGTGGAAAGAAGAAGAGACATATCTTGACGTAGAAGCCCCGATAACTAAATCAGGAGAATAGAAAATGGAATACTATGAAGTCGATGTAGTTTTTGAAGAAGAAGTATCAACAAAGAGTGGCATCAAAATAAGAAAAGTAAGAAGAAAGTATTTAGTACAAGCACAGAGTGTTACAGCATCAGAAGCTATGACATATGACTTTTTAAGTGAGAGTCCGTACAGCTATGAAGTAGTTTCTTCAAAAAAATCTAAAATAGTTGATGTAGTTTCTAATTAGTTTTATATTTATTGTCAACAGACATTGAAACTAACGTAAGGGAAATAAATGAATCAGGCGGACAGAAAAGAATTTGATATCATTCATACTAAGATAGATACTATCAAAGAAGATATCGAAGAACTAAAGCAGTCTATGAATAATGCTCATCAAAAAACAGATGAGAACTTAAAGTTTATCAAAGAAAGTTTATTCAATCCACACGAAGGTTTATGGGCAGAGACTAAATTAAATACACAATTCAGAGAAGATACAAAGAAATGGAGAACAATGATTACATCAGCTTTAGTAGCTGTTTTTGGCAAGTGGGTCTACGACATACTTGGTTGACGAAACTACGAAGCTTAACTACGAAAAAAATACTTTTCAAAGTGTTATGTGTGTCCTTATACACAATAATGTTTTCTTTCAATCCACTACTCTCGAAGACATCTCAAAATGATTTCATACTCTCAAGTGATATTGAATTATCAAAAGAAGAGTTAATCAAAATCAAGAACAAGATTACACAAGAGAAAATCGTGGCTCCATGTTGGATATACATTGATGATAAAATGTATTTAATCGAAATGAAACACTTGGAGAAACAAAGTGACAAAGAAAATAAAAGAGATAATAAAGATAATCCCAAACATCAAACTTGACGAAAAAGACATCGAGATAACTCTCTTAGAACTCAAACGAAGAGTTGGCCCTCCTAAATTGTTATTTAGTGAAAAAGGGAGAGTAAAATGAATAGTATGATTATATTAGATACTATAACAAAAACACATCAGAGTGAACAAGAGGAAGCTCTCATAAGAAGTCAAACTATGTTACTGATTAATAGAAACACAAGTAAGAAACATATAATAAAAAAGGTGCTAAAAAGATTTCAACGTTGTATTAAGAAACTATGAGTGATAATCAAAAAGATAACATACATTATATGATAATGGGAATTGCGATAGGCATATCAGTAGGCTATATGATATCAATGTATGTGATGTATTTATAATGAATAAGAAAATAACAAAACGATTCAAGTCACTTGATTCAGATGTACAAGAAGCAATTAAGTTTTTGATTAATGAACTTCAAGTAAAAAGAGAAAAGATGAAAAATGAATAATTGGGATAAAGTAGAAAAGAGAAAGAAACAAGTAACTCAATCTGATATAAATTGGATATACTTCAAGACTGCTTGTTTTGTGTTCGTGAGTATTTTATATCTGTATTTTGTAGTATTAGGATATACTATATCTGATATACATTGAGTACGTCTAACTCTTTGATATAGCACCTTTTGTGCTAAAGCACAACTGACGATTAGCCAACTCTTATATAATAGTCTTAAACTTGATATATCATAAAAGTATCAATATTATTAGTTACATATCTATTTATTTATATAACTAAGAAAACAGATACTATATATGAGTGAAAATACTAATACCTCCATTCCTGACGAAAGTCAAGAAAAATCTGAGACTTTTGATAGAACAAAAGTGTTAAAGATGACAAAAGACTATCGTATTCTTAAAGTGCCTACTTACAAGGGGCTTCAGTTATCTAAGTCACGAATAGAATGGGCCATTCATAACACAGAGTCTATGACACAAGCTGCTCGTTTACTTAATATAAGTTACAACACTTTCAAAAAGTATGCTACACAATATAATCTGTTCAAAGTAGCTAAACATAGTGGCCCCTCGAAACAAGTATTACACTTCGATTGGAATCAACGAGCTAACGATATATTAGATGGCAAGCACCCAAATTATTCTATACAGAAACTACAATGGCTATTACTTAGAGAAAAGAAGTTAATAGACGTTTGTTATGAATGTAACTATAGTAAGAAACGTGTCCGGGATAACAAGATAAGTTTACTGATAGATTTCTTAGATAAAGACCATCACAATCATTCAATAGATAACTTACGTATGTTATGTTATAATTGTTATTTTCTTTTAGATAGACCAATGTATAAAATGACTAAACAAAAGAGAATGGAAGCCTCGATTGAACACTATACTGATAAGTTCGAAGAGATACTAAACGAGAAGACAGAAGAGATAGACAAGCAGATAGAAGAACAAGATAAGAAAGAGATTAAAACTAAAGTAGAAGAGTTTAATTGGGGAGATATCAGTATACCTAAGAAGTTCTAATTTTTTGTTATTTTTGACAAACCTCAAAT